GTTACGTCATTTTTGAGATTTCTTCCAACCATAACAAGTGATATAAAAACAAGGAAAAGTGTTATTAAAGTTCTCATCACGCCACCTCATTACATACACAGTTTTTTAGGTTGATTACCGAGCAGAAATCCTGACCGCAATTAAGTCTCTCATGCGGCTCTCGGTGCGGGCAGAGTCCTTTGAACCAGCAGGTATTGGCGGCCCCGCAGATATACTTCTTACTTGGTTCAATTCTGACGGTTCTTCTCCTCTTCTTCGGCTTGATTTGCTTTTCTTGAATTTCCGGCTTTCTGGTTCGTCTCATTGTCAACCCCACATTTCTTTATACATCTTTTGTCTTGACAACCCCTGCTTCCTCAACATTGGTACAAATCGATCAAAATAGTCATATACGTTCGGCTCTTTTCCTTCTGACGGTCTTAATATCCGCCCTATTATCTGAGTCAACTTTCCTTCATACTTTATTGGCATCGTGATAAACAGATTAGTTAACCCTGGACAATCAAATCCTTCCCCAATTAACTGTGTAGTGCTGAACAATATTTTAATCTCGCCTTGAGCAAGTTTTTCAATTATCTCTTTTCTTATTTCCGGCCTTGTACTACCAGTTAGCATTGCGCTTTTTACTTTCAACTTCTCAGCCAAGGTAAAGAGGTGCCCTATCCTATCAGAGACAACAAGAGAGATATTACCAATTTTCGCTTCATTCCTTATATCGGCAATTATCATGTCGTTTCTTTCTTTATTATTGATAAGATCGAATAATACCGCTTGATAATCACTATTTTTGTTTCTATAACCGAAATTAGTTTCTCTGATAATGATATTCGGGATAAGAACAGCGCCACACTCTCTTAATTCTTCCTGATCTACTACAACTTTATGATGACCAACATACCATCCTATTATATCTCCAAGGCCATCATTTCGATAAGGGGTGGCAGACAAACCGAGCATAAAACCGCAAGGAAAGTTACTCACAACGTTTTTAAAGAGAGTTGAAGGAACTCTGTGGCACTCGTCAATTATTAAGTGACCAAAGTTTTTAACAAGCTCCTCTATATGATTTTTAGCGGAATTTACAATAGCGACAGTAATCGGCTTTATTGTTAAATTACCATCGCCGATTAATCCACAATCAATATCTAAGAAACTTTTTATGCGCTCTTTCCATTGGTAAAGTAACTCTTTGGTGTGGACTATGATTAATGTTGGTTGTTTTCTTTTAGCGATAATAGAAAGAGCCATGACAGTTTTTCCCGCTCCAGTGCCTGCCTCAAGCACCCCGAACCTTTTTGATAAAATATCTTTGACTGCTACTTCCTGATATGGCCTTAATGTTTTCTGGAAGGTAAAGTCAATTTCAGGAAGAAAAAATGTATGATCAATAATCTCCAGCTTTTCTTTCTGTTGGATAGTTTGCTGAATAAGGCCAGCAGCGCCACGGGGGAATGCGCAAGAGTCTTTGAATTTTTTGAAAAAGTAGAGTTTCTTTGGGATCCCGAATACCTTCCGCTTGCTGTTTTGGCGCATTAATCTTTCTTTGGCAGCCAGGTATTCGGGATTATCTAAGGTGAAAAGTTCGGTTAAGGCAGATATCCAATAAGGCGACATCTCTTTGACTATAACCTTATTGGATATTATCATCTTCATTCGGTTTCTCCTTCTGTTTATTGATTATATGGCGGATTGTGGAAAGTATTAAGGTTGAAACTGATTTATTAATGGTTTGAATCGTAAAAAAGCTGCACCATTAATACAAATCCATACTCTACCGTCGGCTGATATTTGAATACCAAAATCAACAGGTTTTAAATCTTTGAGCATTTCTTCAATCATTTCTTTATTTTCGATGCTTAATTTACCTTGCATGTGTTTTTCTGGAAAATCTTTCATAACATTTTCTCCTTATCTCAACATATCTTTAATTTCGTCAACAGCCTTCCAGTATCTTGGCCAGCTCCACATCAAAGTCTCTCGGCAATGCTCTTTCAACTGCTTCCTGACTTCCCGAGCTGTCCCCATACTACTATCGGCCCATTTGGTTCGTCTGGTAGTTCTATTTGTCTCACACAACAAGCAATTTACCAAAGCCTTGGCATCATTACTCAAATGCCTCAACTCATCTCTGAACTCTGCAATCTGCTCAGGCTGGGTACCACCACTCAATTCGGCCAGCTCACTTTCCGGAACAAATTCAACCTTCTTCTTTTTCTTGCCGAATCTTTTCTTCTGCTGCAAATTATGCCACAGCCAGGTAGAGAATTGCCCTTGTTCCGGATCGTGGGTTTTGACTGCTTTCAGGAAAGGTTCAACCGCTTCACCTTCATTAACAACTTCGTCATATCCTAATATCTTAATCATCATGCCAGTGTGGTCTTGGTAGGCTGGTTGCAGGTTCATTTTCTTTTTCTCCATGGTGGAATCAAATAAGTTCAAAAAGATAATCTGGCTCAAGCCCAAACCACTCTTCACAAATATCGTATGTATCTTCACCCCGGATCAACCTCTCATCCAGATTGTCTTTGGCTCGCAAGATAAGTTTGTCTGCTGCTTCTGCCGACATTCCATCTCGGCGCATTAGGATCTGTTTGATTGTTTCCATTATAATCTCTCCTTTGCATATCTTGGTTTATTTGGAAATGTTTCTCTGATTCTTTTCCTGTTAAGCATTATTGCCTGTGGAGTTGGCTTATAATCACTCCATAATATACCCCATAATAATCTGTGAGAGGCGTAGGCATCTGTATCTGGCCACATACTCTTTCTTGGCATTCCTCTTTGTTCCAACTCAGCTCTTATTGCTTCATATCGTTTGAATAAAAAGTATAGTTTATCAAAGAAGAATTTCATATGCCCTTTACCGCCAGCAGGATTGTCATTAGTTCTGACGGTGTATTGCTTGGGGATTTCTTTCAAGTCCACTTTGTACTTGCCGGAGACTATACCGTTTGGGATTCTGGTCAGCTCCCGCCATTCGGCTATGAGGTGTTGGTCACAAAGTTCTGCTGGGGGAACTAGATTTATGCGGGTCATAGTTATCTCCAAGCTTTTATTTCAAGTTTAAATTCTTTCCCGCAATCTTCACACTTGAATTTTTTGCCGGAGCTATAATCAACAACAGGAATAAGAGTGGATCCGAGATCGTCTAAAAGAGCGCCGTTGCATTCTGGACAATCTGCAAATACAGCTGCGATTTGAATTTTAGCTTCCATAATATTCTCCAAAGGTTTAATTGATCTAAACATCCACACCAGCCCACCGATATTTTGATGGGCTGAGATTGAGGCTTAGTTAAGAGGTTTAATTTCATGGGTAAAAACCAACATGTTTCGCCCTTTATACTCAACGATAACATCATGATTTTTTACAACAAGGACAGTCATGGTTTTTTCTTGTTTGTAAAAACCTAAAAACCCTTTCCCAACATACTCAACTTTTTGGTTCTTTTTAAATTTCATGGCTTGTTCTCCTTACCCGGCTGTTACACCGGGCTGGTTGGTTTACCACCCTTTTGTAATTGTTTCGGGATTTATGCTTTTTATATTCCCGTAATTTTCTTTTATCCAATCAAGAGCACCTTTCTTAGAGTAACAATAATCTCCATACTCAGTACTAAAAGTCGTTACTTCTATTTCATTTTCTTTAGTCCAGATATCTATATCCCATTCAGTGAACTTTGAGAACTTTTCATAATCCGAATCAAACTCTACTTTAAATACATGAAATCTTTTGGAGTCATCTTCCGTTTTATAAACATATCCCATTTTGTTCTCCTCATTTAGTGTTTCGGCCTGCTGGCCTCGTCAGTAAGTTTCGCTTTAAACTCAGACACTGTATCCCTTCGCTTAGTCAAGGGGCTAACTTCACCAGCTTGACTTTTGGGCTTCTCGGTTAACTTCCGCCTTTGCTTCCGGTCTCTCTCCGGGTCAATCTCTCTCTTTCTTACTTAATAATATAATTCATCCAATAAAATATGTAAAGTCTTTTTATTAAATAAATTAAAAAAAAGATTTAAAGTTGAATTTATTTATAACTATTTAAAATAATACAACAAAACACCACCAAAAATTACTCAAATTTATCCCTCTCTCAAAAAAGTTCTTAATAAACCGTAAAAAATAGCATATAATAAGTAAAATTTTAGAATAAAATTTCTGGTCAACTCAAACTAAACAGGAAACAACCAAGTGTGAAGAGAACTAAGCCACCTGCCCCACCTAAACCGCTCCCTAAACAAAAAATGCCCTGGAAATCTTCAGCCAAGGGTAAAAAACTCACTACCGCCAAGCAACGCACCAAGAGGATGAATAAACTTACTGGTGCTAAAGACAATCCTCAATACTCTGATCTGCTTAACTCTCAACGATTCTGGGAAGCTAAATCAACATTCGGAAGAAACCCAACATTCGAGACTCCAGAAGATTTAGCCAAAGCATGTACTCAATATTTTATATGGGTAGAGGAACACCCTTTCTATGAGTTTAAAGTAGTAGGAACACACTTTGGGGAAGCTATAATAGAGAACATCCCCAAGAAGAGACCAATGACTCAAGTCTCACTCTGCTTATTCCTTGATATCTCTCAGGTTTCTTGGTTAAATTATAGGAAAAAGTCTCAAGATTTTCTTAAAGTCGTAGACATGGCAATGGATGTTATAAAGGAACAGAAGTTTAGTGGGGCTGCTGCAGGGTTCTTTAATACCAATATTATATGTAGAGACTTAGGGCTAATAGATAAGAAGGATGTAACCTCTGATGGTAAAGCTATCCAAGGCAATACAACTGTAATAAACAAAATAGACTTGTCCGGCCTAAGTACATTGGAACTAAAAAGTTTGGAAGGATTAGCAACCAAACTATTTGAGAGCAATAAGGAAGTGACTGAGTTTGAAGAGGAGCACAGGAACTAATGCTTGACACCGATCTTATAGACCACGAAACAGCAGCCTTTAATATATTCCTGATTGGTGAGTTATTAGGTATTAGTCCACCTACTACCCCTATACAAACAGAAAGATACCTGATCAATATAAAAGAACGGATAAAGCGCCAGCAAAAGCAAATAGCCGCTGTCAAGAAACTTAAAGAAGCGCTGGATGGATTAAACATCATATAAATTGGAGAATGATATGATAATTTGTGCATGTAATAGGGCGGGAAAAGTAAACTGTAATGATAATCGTTGCTCTAAACATAAAGAAATGAAACCATCAAAAACTCACTATGCTCCATGGCGGGTAAATGCTGTATGTACTGGCTCTCTAAGAGCAGCAATAGATTATGCCAACTCCCTTAATTGGGGAGATGAAGATAAATAAATGAAACAACCTCTTGACAACCACCCAGCACTTAGAACTATAGTGAGTAACCCTGAGTTGCTCCGTGCTGAGTTGTGTCGTCGAGACTTCTATTATTTTGTTCAAGAGTTTTGGGATACCATTATACCGGAAGAACCAGTTTGGAATTGGCATATGCAATACATCTGCCAAGAGATGGAAAAGACATTTGTCACTGTAATAAACCGCCAAGAGAAAGAATACGACTTAGTTATTAACATATCCCCAGGAACAAGCAAATCAACTATCTGTACTGTAATGTTTAATGCCTGGGTATGGATAGCCAGGAATCCTCTGCAAAATAAGAGGAAGCAAAAGGACGGCTCATATATAGACTGGCTTGGTGCTGATCTTCGTTTTATGACTGGTTCATACAACCAAGCACTCTCTTTAGAACATGCAGAACTGACCAGGGATCTTATTTGGTCTGATAAATACAAAAGGTACTTTCCTGAATTAGAAATCCGTCCAGACAAGAGTATGAAGTCCAATTTCAAAAACACCAACAACGGCACTCGCTTCTCCACGGCTGTCGGCGCAACTGGTACTGGACTTCATGCTCATTTTATTATTATTGATGATCCGGTCAATCCTAAACAGTCTTTATCCGATACAGAGAGGGATAGTGCTAATCGGTGGATGGATCAAACCTTATCGACCAGGAAAGTAGATAAGAAAGTCACTGTAACCATCCTGATTATGCAGAGACTTCATAAAGATGATCCTACGGGGAATATAGTTCAGAAGAGCACCAAACTTAAACATATTGTGCTTCCTGCTTCTACAGAGTATGAGATTAAACCTCCTTCTCTCAAAAAGTTTTACAAGAATGGTTTGATGGATCCAGTAAGACTTGATCATTCTGTATTAAAAGAGAACAAGACCAAACTTGGTTCATATGGGTTTGCTGGACAGTTTGGACAATCCCCTAAGCCAAGAGAAGGAGCAATGTTTGATGAGAATTACTTTGAGATAGTAAATGCTGTGCCAGAAGGTGGTACTGTATGGGTAAGGGGGTGGGATCTTGCTGCCACTACTGCTCAAGAAGCAAAGTCAAGTAATGGCCCTGCTTATACAGCTGGTGTATTGATGAAGCAAGGACCAGACGGACTTTACTATATAGGACACGCCAAGCATTTTAGGAAGACACCAGAAGGGGTAAGACGCTCTATCAGGAATACAGCCAGCCAAGACCCCATAGGGACGATAATTGACTTACCTCAAGACCCAGGTCAGGCAGGAAAGAGCCAGGTTAAATCATTTGTCACTTATTTGCCTGAATATAACGTTAGATATTCAACCGAGTCAGGAGATAAAGTATTAAGGGCTGAACCACTCTCTGCTCAATGTGAAGCTGGGAATGTAAAAATATTAAAAGGGAATTGGAATACTGAGTTTTTAGATGAGATAGGCTTCTTCCCTAACGGTTTTAAAGATTTTGTTGACGCAATGAGTCGGGCATATAGTCGGGTGATTAAAGTGGCCAAGATGGGTCAAGGAACTGTAGGCGGATGTGCTGGGGTTCCAAATTCTAGACAAGAAGATTAAATGAAGAAAATAAACTTTTACATGTATGCTATAAAATATTTTATCCAAGGTGATTCTTGGCAAGAAGCAAAGCAATTCGCTTTTGTTATAGTTTACAGGTTTAAATAATGACAATTAAGAAAGCCAACAATTTTATAGAAGATTCGAACCGACAACCGCCCACAGACAACGTCAAGCAAGACCATATGGCTATTGCTGGTGTAGCTGGTGTTAAAATATCCACTGGCTTTGTCCACGACGAGTTCATTGTTAAACTGGTTGGGGAGAGGGGCAGACGAATCTACAGAGAGATGCGTGACAATGATGCTACTGTAGGAGCTATCCTGTTTGCTGTAGAAATGTTGTTAAGGGCTGCTAAGTGGAGAGTAGAGCCAAAAGAAGATGCCGAGATAGAAGATGCTGACACCAGCAATGAAGAGAAAGTGGTTGATATATCCGCTGGTATAAAAGATCACGATTCAGCTGTAGCGTTTGTTGAAGGGGTTCTGTTTAATGATATGTCCCATACCTGGGATGACTTTGTGGCCAATATCCTGACCATGCTCCCTTATGGCTGGCAATGGACAGAGGTATGTTACAAGAGACGAAACGGCATAACAAATGATCAAAAAACAACATCTCTGTTTGATGATGGATTAATAGGTATATACAAGCTGGCTGACCGCTCCCAAGAAACACTTGATAGATGGGACATGGATGAATCCGGCTGTGTATTCGGTATGTGGCAGGAAGGGCCAAATGGAGGTAACCTTCGCTATATTCCTATGGAAAAGAGCCTGCACTTCAGGCCACACCCTTTTAAAGATTCCCCTGAGGGCCGTAGTGTTCTCCGTGCTGCTTATCGCTCTTGGTACTTTCTGAAGAACATCCAGGAAATTGAGGCGATTGCTATAGAGAGAGAGTTGAACGGTCTTCCTGTTGTGTATATCCCCTCTGCTATTCTTAATGGTACTTCTACAGAAGCCAAGGCAGCTGTTGAGACATATAAAAAGATGGTTAGGGATGTTAAATTTAATGAACAGGGCGGAATCGTCCTGCCTTCTGACCCTTTTTATAATAGTGAGGGTGATCCCGGTACTGTAAGACAAGTTGAGTTTGCTCTGGTAAATGCCAATGGAACAAGAGCTGTTGATACAGACAAGGTCATTAAGCGATACCAGGGAGATATAGCTAGAACCATTCTCGCTCAGTTTATCCTAATGAGCCAATCAGGAAGTAAGGGTGGATATGCTCAATCAGAAAACGAAACAGATATTTTCCTAAGGGCTGCAGAAGGGTGGCTTGAGTCAATAGCAGCAACAATCAACAGACAACTTATCCCTAAACTCTGGCAATTGAATGGATTAGATCAAGAGTATATGCCACATGTAGTTCCTGGCCAACTCAAGCCGGAGAATTTAGGCATACTTGGTGATTTTATCCAAAAACTATCTGGTGCTGGATTAATGTTCACTGATATTGATACAGAGAATCATTTGAGAGAGCTGGCTGGACTGCCTGCTGTAAGTGAAGAGACAAGGGATGAAATAAACTTTGACGACGAGCCAATTAACCCTGACCTGACTAAACCAATTAACGCCAAACTAAACACTGGGTTGATTGAGGAAGAAGAATAGATGACTACAAAACTGCTCAAACTTCTGCTCAGTGTATTAATATTGGTTGGTGAGCTTGATGCAGGAAAGAGTTATACGAGTCGAGACATTGTAGAAGCAGCAGAAAGTTATTGTAAAGAATTTCTTGAGAAAGAGTAATATGGCCATTTCCCCCTTTATCATAGAAGCAAATAAATATGAGCCAAAGATGCGCTCTGCTTTGATAAAGGCATTTAATGAATTGCGTACTCAGGAATCAAGAGCAGCTATTGTAAGGGCACTACAGGAAGGCGGTGTTGATGCTGTAATGAGGCTATTTGAGAATATAGAACCAAAGATTGCCGCTCAACTCTCTCCTGTAATAGATCAGGCATTAGGTGCTGGGGCTTCTCTTCCATCAACCATGATACCTGCAGCCGCTTTCTTGAATAAAGATGTAACTGTTAGTTTGTACAATCAGGCTACAGTTGCTTTTCTGGAAAGGTACAAACTGGATTTGATTCAACAGATAGGGAGAAATACCCGGGAAGCAGTTCGAACTTCTTTAATAGCCGATCAGATAGCCGGGATTAACCCTGTAGAGACTGCCAGGAATTTCCGTAATACACTCGGCCTCACAGTAAAACAGGAACAATCAGTAAGGAACTATAGGTCATACCTCGAACAGCTCGACAAGCAAGCATTACAGCGACAATTGAGAGATAAGCGGCATGACTCTATTATCAGTAGGGCTATTGCTGACCAAAAACCTCTTTCTCCTGAGCAGATCGAGAAGATGACCAACCGTTACAGGGAAAGATATATCAAGTATCGGGCCGAGACTATTGCCAGGACAGAAGCATTAAGGGCTGTATCAATAGGTAATAGAGCTGCACTTGATCAGATGATTAATAATGCCGATGTGGATACAGAGAAGTTGAGAAGGTTCTGGCATTATACCGGGGATAGTCGGACCAGACAGGCACACAGAGAGATTCCTGGTATGAATCCTGATGGAAGGAAATTGGATGAGCCTTTTCAAACACCGCTTGGCCCGTTGATGTTTCCGCGTGATCCGAATGGGACTGCTGAGAATACCATTAAGTGTCGGTGCGTCGAGTTTTACAGATTGATATTAGATAATGGGAAGTTGAAAGGTCCGAAGCCTACTGATGAGAAGCCGAAAGTCACTGTGACAGATGCTGCTCAAGAAATTAAACCTTCACAACTATTGCCTACGACTAAAAGCGAAGTCCCTATTGATAAACTGTTGAATTTGGATTTTGTTAAAAATGAAGCGGCAGGTGTTCATCAATTTAATGAAGAGATGGGTGGAAGTAATGCAGCATATTTTATTGCGAAAGAAAAAGGGTTTACTAAATTACCAAGTGTTGTAAATGCGGATGAATATAAAAAACTTATTGAAGAAGGTAAAAACCCAGAGATGTTTCGTGGGTTTTATGGAAACAATGTAAAGTCTGCTACTGATCAAATAAAGCAATATAAGGAAGGGGATTTTTATATTGGTAAGGGAGTATATGGAAGAGGTAGTTATTTTGGTGTAGGTAATAATGCTAATGAAAAAGCTCTTCAGTTTGCTGAGAATAACAAAGACCAAGTTATTTCGTCAGTATTAAAGTCCGACGCAAAAGTTATCCGTCATTCAGATTTGATAAAACAGCAAGAAAAATATTTAAAAGAACTAAAAGAAGAGTTTAGCTATTCATCAATGAGTAAGAAAATAGAGGCTGGGAAAGTATCTGCATCTGAAGTTGATGGGTTGATGAATAAAGGAAATTTATTAATAACAGAATTGAACGACCCAGGAGTATTTGCTATAGCTATGGATTATGATGCTATTTGGGTTGATTTACAAAGTGGAAAAACTGCATATGTTTCTTTGGCTACCAGTACAGGGTCTGACGAAATAATGGTTTTGAATAGAAGTAAGCTGATAATTAAAGGGCAATAATGAACATACAAAAGCAAAACAAATTCCAGATAACCAAAGTTGATACCGAGAATCGGATGGTTTTCGGCTTCTTCAACGTCAACAAGATTGGCGACGAATTGGTTGAGGATCTCCAGCAGGACACTATTGAGACGGAAGAGTTGGAGAAGGCCGCTTATGACTTCGTGCTCAATGCCAGGATAGCAGGAGAAAGCCATTTACGCAAGGGTGTAGGTAATCTGGTTGAGTCAATGATGTTCACTTACGAGAAAGAGCAAGCCATCCTGAAAACACTGGAGCAGATCGGCATTAAAGATGCTCAATTCTCTCTCGGTATAGAGGGCTGGTGGGGCGGCTTTCAGATTACTGATGAAGAAGTGCTGGCGAAGATTGATAAAGGCGAATACCCCATGTTTTCTGTTGGTGGAAAAGCTGAACAACGGATTGAGGAAGAATAAATGGCAAAGAGAACAAGAAAGAAAGGAGCATTAAAAGGTTTGTCATTTGATGAAGTATCTTTTGTCGGTCAAGGGGCAAACCAGAATGCACATATCTCCATCATCAAGATGGCAGATGGTCAGGAAGAAATAGCCAAGCGGATGTTTGAGGAGGTTCTTTCTGAAATCTTGGAAGACGAAAAACTCTATAAATATTGTGAAGAGCTTTATATCAATAATAGAGCACTCACTCAATCAGTATCGTCAATTGTCCACGACGAAAAAATAGAGGACAAGAAATCAGCTATATTGCAAAGTCTGCAACAATTTGTCCAAGTCTTTACCTCCATGGTACTTGACACGGACGTAATAAAGTCGGGCCAAGACATCGTGTCTATTCTCGGCGAATCAAAACCAAATACGGAGGTAAACGAAGTGGAAAAAGGAATTTTGTTTTACAAGGCAATGGCCGGGATTACTGATGAGCAGAAAGCAATCTATACTGCTCTGAAAGAAGCAGATCAAGAAGCAATCCTGAAATCAGCAACCAAAGATGACGAAATTGACGTTGAATTGTTTGCCAAATCTATCAATGCCAAGAAGGTCACTAAGAAGCGTACTCAAACCGCCGACGAGTCTTTCGAAATGGACGGTGAGACGATTTCTAAATCAGTAGTAGGTGAAGCTGTCTATAAACTGTTAAAAGCGCAGGGCGCTAAGATGGAAGCTCTTGAAAAGCAGGCTGCAGATGACCGGGCTATTGCCAAGGAAGAACGTGATGCCCGTATCCTCAAAGAATTGTCTGAGGAAGCTGTCCAACTCTGGCCAAATCTCCCTGGTACTGCTGTAGAGAAAGGAGAAACCCTTCGAGCTATTCGTGCTTTGCCTGAGAATCTTCAGAAAGCTCAAATGGCTATGCTGGCTGCTGGTAATGTCTCATCTTCTAAACTGTTTAAGGAGGCTGGTCACGGTGGGCAAGGTGATGATCTGGATGCAAACGGTAAATTGACCAAACTAGCTAAAGAACACGCCGAGAAAACAGGGGTAGATTTCCACAAAGCATATACGGAAATCCTTGACACTCCGGTCGGCAAACAACTGTATGAAGAAAGCCTGAATTAATACTCCGGCTGAACTGTAACAACAAATTGTAAGTAAATAATTCAAAAGGAGTACAAATAATGTCTGAAAGAAACAAAAAGTGTTTGTCTTTTCCTGTTCTCGGTGATCAGAAAGGCAATATGTACAAGTTCATGAAAGGAAATACTGATGGTCAAGTCTTGCTCAACGATGTTGCCGGTGGTGCTTGTGTTGGTGTACTTGATACCGTAGATGGTGATGCAACCGGAAAAGTTGTCCCTGTAGCCTATGAAGGAGTTGTCCGTGTTCTTTTAGGGGCAACTGTTGCAAAAATGGCATTAGTTGCTTCCACTAATACTGGCCTGGCTACAACTGCTACTGGCGGCGACTATGTACAGGGTTTGTGTATTGTCGGTGGGGATAGTGGTGATCTTGGTGAAGTACTGCTTTATCAAAACGCTCAGTTAAACGCATAATCAATTTTTAATAACTTTTTAACAATATATAAGGAGTACAAACAATGAGTAGACCTACCCCCGGCGATGTCCATGTAAATACGCCATTGACCAACATTTCGATTGCCTATATGCAGTCGGCCGCTGGTTTTATTTCCAATCAAGTTTTCCCTAATATCCCTGTCACCAAACAGTCTGATCGTTATTATGTTTACGATCGTGGTGAGTTTAACCGTGATGAGATGGCTGAAAGAGCACCAGGCACCGAATCTGCTGGTGGATCTTACAAGCTGGATAATACACCGACTTATTTCAGTAAGGTATATGCTTTCCATAAAGATATCCCTGATGAGTTACGCGCTAATAGCGATTCTGTTGTTCAACCTGATCGTGATGCTACTAATTATGTCACCTCTAAGGCCTTGATTAAGCGAGAAGCACTTTGGGCCAGTAAGTATTTTGTTACCGGTGTTTGGGGAACAGATGCAACTCCTTCCACTTTGTGGAGTGCTGCTAATTCTACCCCAATTGTTGATGTAAAAGATGCCAAGCGTGATATGCTTGCTGATACCGGATTTGAGCCAAATACTCTGGTTCTTGGTAAGAAAGTATATGATGTTTTGACCGAGCATCCTTCTATTATTGACCGTGTTAAATACGGACAGACTGCTGGCAACCCTGCTATGGCTGGATTAATGGCTCTTATGGCCTTACTTGAGATTGAGCGTGTTTTTATCATGAAGGCAATCAAGAATACTGAGCCTGAGAAAGCTACCAATTTTGCTCATCCCCCACAGGCTGGTTACTTTGCCCATAGCTTTATTGGTGATCCCCTGTCCGCTCTGCTTTGCTACTCTGCTCCTTCTCCTGGTCTTATGGTCCCGACCGCAGGGTATACATTTTCTTGGACTGGACTTATTGGTGCTGGAAATCAGGGGAATCGTATTAAGCGTTTCCGTATGGATCCTCTTAACTCTGATCGGGTGGAAATTGATTGTGCATTTGACCAAAAGCTTGTTGCTGCCGACCTTGGCTACTTCTTTAATACTTGCGTTGTGGCTGACTAATCTGATAAACAGGAATAGTAGTGGAAATACAATAGCCCAGGGGTAACGAAACTTACCCCTGGCTGAAATCATAAAGAGGATATAACAATGGCAGGATTTGAATTTGGAGAAGAGTTGATTGTGCTGAAGAAAATTGATGTAGGATCAACTCGATATAAACCTGGCGACGATTTTGAATATGAAGAGTTAGAATTGGATTTTGTTGAAAAACTTTTATCTCAAAGGATACTGATTCGAAAGGCTTTGGTTTCTCAGAGACTGATGGGCCAATTGAAGGCGTCAAAAGTGGCCAAAATAATCAAAAACGTCAAAGGAGTCAGAATGGCTGTTTCCTGGCCCTCTGATGAAGATTTGCCTGAAGGAGTGCTAGACTATAGATTTTATAAAAACGACGTACCACAGGCTGATTTGAAAGAAGTAATCGAAGAACAAGAACCACCCGCTAAGAAAAAAGTTAAAACACCTCGTCGGCGGGCTAAAACTACACTCAAAAAGGACTTTGAATAATGACACGAAAAGCAATTGAAACAGGTTCTCCGTGGAATAATGAGAATGCTGAGGCCAACTTCACAGAGATATATGCGGAAGCTGTGCCTATCGTCCCTATGGCTCCTGCTGCTGGATTTCTCGGTACTGGTACTGTGTATAAAAACTCTGTCAAAGCTGACGGGGATTTTATTAAGACCCAAATTTATATTGATCTGACCGGGGCCAAATCCTCCACTACTGATCTGGATATTATCGGCAATACTGGAGTTGCTTATATAGGCCAGATACTTGCTGCGATAAACGGCACTATTGTTGGCGGTACTGTTACTTGTCTGGAAGCACCAGTTGGTGGTATTGCTGATATTGATCTTTATTCTGCTGCTGAGGCAACAGGGGCATTTGATGGTGGTATTGGTACTCTGGCTGAAACTGCCTTAGTGACTTCCGGTGAGGCCTGGGCGCTTGGGGCAATAAAAGCTATGTCCGGACTGCCTGCTGCAGACAGTTATCTTTATCTTTGTGGTGGGGCTGCTGGAACTGCAGCTACTTATACAGCAGGCAAGTTTATGATCGAGTTGATCGGCGTATAAGCATCATTATAAATAACTAAATAAAAGGAGTTTATAATGTCGGGAAATTACGCCGGAATGATTGTGCCGGGGTTCGGATCAACAAAAGTTACCCCGAATGATAATATAGTTTTTGATCCACCGTCAAGGGGGTTGTGGATAGGAACCGCAGGGAATATATCTGTTACTTTTCCTGATGGAACTGCCGCAGTTGATATGCCTGCACAGGCAGGATTTTTCCCTTACTTTGTAATCCAGGTCAATGAAGGATCAACTCCAACAGCAGCAGATAACATTTGGACAATAGTATGATGATTTCTTTATCTATTAGCCAATGAGTATTCTTGTTTCTGAAAACAGTGGGGAAAATATTGCCGCTGTGCCTACTCTCGATGACTTATTAATTTCTGAGATCGATGAAATGACTATTGATGAAATTGATACAACTTTAATATGAGGATGCTATGAGACGCATTTGGTATGTATTTATTATCCTGTTATGTTCGCTGAATGCCTCATGGTCTTTGGCTGCTCAGGAAACACTTTTTGAATCTATACAAGAGTTGGATGAGCAACCAGGAACATCTAAAGGAGCAGATTGGCGACTTACTGATTTTGCTAACTTTGCCTTGCAGAATGATAATAATGACGAGCTTTACGGTCATAAAGTAGTTTCAGGGTCAGTAATCGGAGACACTTTAACCCTCATTCTGGCAGACGATTCAACAATTGCTGTGGATGTCGCCACGTTGCTCGACAACACAGACGCACAGACAGTCACTACCTTTAGTCTAAACTCGTCAACTAATATCCTGACCCTGACGTTATCCGGCGGGAATACAGAAACTGTTGATTTGTCTGGGTTAGTTGGTACTGATGGCCTTGTTGATGCCTCAAGTGATGGGGCTGTATATGGTAGGAAAGACGGCGCCTGGGTTGCTGTTGAGCCACTTAAAGGCGCAGATGATAATTATGTAACTGATGCCGAAAAAACTGTTCTGGGAAATACTTCTGGAACCAATACAGGCGATCAGGATTTAAGTGGAAAGCAAGATACTTTGGTTAGCGGTACAAACATCAAGACAGTCAACAGCACCTCTATTCTTGGACCTGGTGACATTGCTGTAACAGGCAGCAGTATTACAGACGGAACGGCAATAGGAGACTTAGCCGAGTGGGATGGTGATTCATGGGAGCCTGTTACCCCTGACGAAGTATCATTCGTAGAACCATTATCTTACGATGATACGTTGAAAGAGGTGTCGATTGATACTACTGGATTAGGCGGAATCTCTCACGTTGCAAGCGGCAACCCTGATGATGGATCCTGTAACTGGAACACTGCTGATTTCATCTTGAGATGCCGCACAGGAGCAACAGTTTATGCCAGTGCTGCAATGACTCTTGAAGCTACGCTTGACATAACTGCTCCAACAGCAAGCTCATTCGCAACTGATTCAACTGGTTTGCAATACAGCTTCACCGCCTCAGAAACATCAACGGTTGACTGTACTAAACTCACGGCAACATGGGCGAATGCAGGAACTTTAGCCGATTTCACTGGCACTGATTCCCCTTGCGTAAGCTCAACCCCTGTTTATTCTGACGACACTGGTACCATGGCAGGAGCACAGGGTTTTCTCGTTGATACCGCCCTGAATGAGAGTATTTCTTTTAGTGGTGAGAGTATTGATAATACGTTAAATACCGCTGTTGCAGCCGGCGAAACGCTGATACTACATTTAGAGGGAACAGAAAGTAATGGTGGTTCCCTGTTAGTCGGCACAGGGACTGTTTTCTTAACTGGAACCAACTCCACCTTTGTTGAAGCAGACAGCGGAACGGGCTTTTCTCTCACGCAGGTCTACAATAGAGTATCTGTAGATTCTGTCAATATAAACCCTAATGAATTCAGAACTGAATTTAAGTTTAAGCGCACTGCTGCCCCTGCGTCTTATGGTAAATTTTTCGTGGTGGACGATGACACTACTTTACAGTTCAATAGGGCCGCATCCGATACCGCGTATAGCATAACATACAACGGGGTTATCATCTGGTCAGAAACAGCAGGAGTTAATCTCTGGGATGGAACTGCCTGGACTATATCTGTACAATTGGATAATGCCACTGATACAGTGGAAGTTAAAATTAATGGTGATGTTGTGGTTAATGATGTTGGAGCAGTGACCTGGCCCACAGATATAGGAACAACAACTACTTTAATGTTTGGAAACAGGCCTACAGAGGACCGTCAAATCGGCGGACTAATAGGGGATATAAAAGTCTATGCACTGGATTAATATTACAATATTATTGATATTTGGCACCCCGACAATATTAATGTCGGCGACAACATCCTCGTTAACCCAATATGGTATAACGTGGACATTTTCAAACGAGATTGAATATGGCCAGTTTATTAATGGGGATTACTGGGTGGTAGATGCTGGGTCTGGTGTCAATATCACTGGTATTTCCCCTGGATATACAGACACCCCAAGAGCTATGAATGGCAGCACGATCAATCCATCGGGAGCCACTCACGGTTATGATAATTTCACTTCGGCAGTGTATGACGCAGCGAAGAATGTTGGAATAGGAATATCTCCCGAAACCCCTCTAGTTCTGTCTGCCGGGGATTCACTAGTGTCCACGATAAGCAACGAAGTCGCAGGAGATCAGGGAGGAGGGGTTCACATTCCATATGTCAATTCCGCTGCGGTCCTTTCCGTGGTTTCATCCCCCCCGGCAAGTGGTAGTTTTCGTCCAGGGTTTTGTGATGTAGTCGCAAAGTCAGTACACAATATCGAAGATATAGAATGGACTAAATTGCAGTCATTATCAATGGTTTCTACCAAGCCTTCATTAAGTGAAAAAGCCAGTAAATTACAAATGCCTTGGCTTAATCATCTTGCTGGAGCGGTTGCACATAGATATCTGCACCCCTCGTCAAGTGGGTTGGATAACTACTACTATGCGGGAGATTTTGCGGAAACAGCGATTATGCTTCATTTGGATTATCCGCTAGAGGATAAAAAACCTCTGGCTATCAGGTACATACAATTAGGCATAGACTTGTACAGTTATGTTGCTGGTGGGGGTAGGTGGCACTCTCCTGATGGGGGCCATTTCACAGGTCAGAAATGGCCTATGCTCTTTGCGGGGTTAATGCTTAACAACCCTGATATGCAAAATATAGGCAGCACGTACACAACAGGAATAGGAAACGAGGACGACCAGACATTTTATGTATCTCAAGCTGATGTGGATTTCACTGTTGAAGCCGGGAATGAGGGATATACGACCGAACACGTAGGTATGCCGGAATGGTTGGATAAAGCTAGCAAAAGAGACAGTTCATGGAGCGCAACTTATAGAAACATCGGTACTGGTGGTAAACTGTGGGGAGCTTTTGCTACCGCCGCAAGGATCATGGGAGCTGAAGGGTTATGGAACAACCCGTCTTTCTTCGACTACGTAGTACGGTATATGGCTATAGCCAAAGGTGATCCTGATCCGTTTGGTTATATGGTCAGTAACCAGAGTGCAGGAGATCGGGGCTCGGCATTAAATGGGGAGTTTTATGATACGTACTGGAATTATGCTACTGCCGAGCCGACATGCTCAGACCTCACCCAAAACGGTGATGAGGAAGGAATAGACTGCGGAGGAAGTTGCCCTCCATGTGAAACATCTGTACTACAAGGATTACGCAAAGGAGCGTTTAGAATGGCAGGGGCAGGGGGTAAACCAGTTAATTTAGCGGAAACAGTAGAGTGAAAGATTAGAAACTACTATCTGTCATTTTATGTTAACTCAGATATTTTAGACTTCTCGGCATTACTTGATTTCAGTGGCGGGGGAATAAGGGCTTGAACCTTGATAAGCGGAGTCAGATAAAAAGAAATGAATTTTAACAGAGAGAAGAAATGAAGAAACCTTTAATAGTTATTAGTCTAATCTTCCTGACTGCATCTTTCTCTTTTGCTGCGTCAGGGCAAGGATTAACATCGTGGGATGCCCAAATAGAACCTGTAGCAAGTTCTGATTTGGTCGGGATTACGGATATATCTGACACCACTCAATCGGACAATGGCTCTTCAAAGAAAGCCACTATGACCCAGGTTGGGGCTTTTATGGCAACCTTGTTTACTTCGAAAACGGGTAATGAGACAATCGCAGGGATTAAAACATTTACTTCTTCCCCGATAGTGCCTACTCCTACAACGGATATGCAGGTGGCCACGAAAAAATATGTCGATGATAATTCTGGAACAGGTACAGTAAATGTTGTCCAGACCGTAAGTCCAACAGGATCGACCTCTTCTGCACCGTCTGAATCCGCTGTTGGTATTGGTTTGGCAAGTAAGCAAAATACGGCAGATGTACAGGAAGTTTCCGCTGATGTTGAGGCCATGTTGGAGTCAGCAAATAATGCTGAAATACTCAGCAATATCGGTGCAGCTCCAGCCGGTACAACTGGTGCTACATCGATTGATGATTTAACTGATTGGCCTACAGGTGTAACAGCTACTGAGCTGGGCTATGTAGATGGTGTAACGTCCTCAATTCAATCTCAAATTAATAGCCTGACGGTAGGCGCACCTGTAGTTGCTGTTCCTACTTACTCAGATGAGGCTTGCACAGCAGGTGTATATTCCCTAAGTACATCTCCTCTTCGTCAATACATTTGTTTCGCAACTGGAGACTGGAATTATATAGATTCAACAGGATTAGTTGATTGGGATAACCCTGCTCCAGTTACCGAAAGCACTACTTTCTTTTTGGATTTTGAGGGAACCGAAGCTGAAGACCTGGCTCAGGGTGGGACATGGACAAAAGATTTTCCTGCCGGTATCTTCACTCTTGATTACACTGATGGTCCCATAGCTGGTTCGCAATCATTAAGAATAGTAAATGATGCTGGAGGGACTAATTATTTATATTCTCCATTATATCCATCTCCTGTAGATACTGTGTACTATTCTTATAGTTTCAAAATGGGTAGTACCACATCGTCAATTAAACAAGGATTTGGAGCATTTGGTACTTTAGATGCATCTGTTGGTATGACAATTTACGAGGGAGGCTTAAAGCTTAAACAAGGAACAACAGCATCAGCAGGTATACCAATATCAACAGGCTCCACATATTATATATGTGGTAAAGTTGTGTCATCTAGCGGCAGCAACGACGGTATGCATATAGCCCGTGTTGGTACTGATTCGAATTATAATATTAATCCCGTCTATGGTATTACAAACGGTACAAATACCGATTTGATAAAACAAGTGTATATGGCTCAATACTCATCTAACTCGTTAACTGTAGACGATTGGAAAACTTCAACTGAGGTACTGTCAGAATGTGGCGACTTGTCTTTATAATACTACTACTGTTTGCAAATAATGTTCTTGCAGAAACTGTAGCCTATCACGACTTTAATGACAACAGTTTTGGACCATTTAGTGCTGGTGATACATGGTCTATTCAGCAATCAGGAGGTATTGATAACTCAAGAGCTGCTATGCTTTCTATTACAAAAAGAGCGGATGGTACATCACTTAGTAAGTCGGTTTTGAGTTATAAATCCAGGGAATATTGGGTAGAATTTGACGTTAAAGTAACTGGCACGCTTATAGGAGGTCATAAGTTTATAAAATTCTTTGGTGCTGTTGATGGGTGGTCCCACAATAACATGACTGTTGGTATAGAAGAAGGTTCTCACAAGAACGAAGGTGTTGGATTTTATGACGATTCCCGACGTTTCGATAGATGGACTGGGCCTCCGGCATCAGGAAACTACACTGGGTCTGTGTGGAATAAAACAGGAGAATATATAGATATAAGGGGTGGTGGCTGGGGTAGGATTAAAGTTTGGGTAAAACGCGCCCTCCCTAATACCAGGGACGGTGAAATAAAAATCTGGTGGAAAGGAAATCTAGTATCTCACATATCCAACATGGATAGTTATGAAGAGTCGTTTGCCGATACTATCCCTGGCTTTAAAAGTATACAGTTGGGCGGATATGTTCACGAAGGCTTCGTTGATGGTGTTACAGCACCTTGGTATTTATGGGTTGATAATCTTTATATGGGAACCACAGAACAAGGCGATACTACCCCTGAACTACTGACTTGCTACCCTGATTTGGATAACGATCTTTACCCAGGATCGGGAAGCCAATCAGCAGAAACCTGCCCAGCGAATTATTTCACCTTTGCCCATTTTACTTCGATGGAAACAGATTGTAATGATACTAATTTGGCAATTAATCCGGGAGCCACCGAAATTTGTGGGAACTCTATAGACGATGATTGCAATGGTTATGACGAAATATGTCTGGAAGAGTTGGAGTGCAGCGCCACTTACTTTAATTTATGTGATGTAACACAGTGTTCTGCATTGGGGTTGTACCCATGGGGGGGCACCTGCAACACAGTGCCACAACCTGCAAGTATTGTAAGTGATAATTTGATACTCAACTCAAATCTGGTGGAGTGGACCTCGACTTTGCCTGAAAATTACACATCATATCAAGAGTCAGATATATCCAAATCAAGCCTTGGTGCGAACATGGATAACGGGGCTTTGTTGAATCCTCTTTATTTTCTAACTCCTGACACCACTTATACTGCTGTGTTTAACTTAATTAGGATACAGCATGGAACTAGCAAGCTGTGGTCTTATGGCTTTTCCTCAGATATTACTTCAGGTACTACGGGCACTGTAGTGCATGAGTTTACCACGCCGTCTGTGCTTAATGATAAAAAAATATACATTGGATCAAGTCTATCATCTAACGTAGATATAAACAATATACGGTTATACACCACCACAACTCTATCATGTACTGATTTAGATGGCGATGGTTATTCAATTGAGGGTGAGCTGTGCGGTATTGTTGATTGCGACGATACCAATGCAGCAATTAATCCTGGGGAAACTGAAATATGTGGAAACGGTGTTGATGATAATTGTGTTAACGGCGACGAAGTGTGTGATGTAGTACCTGTTGAACTTGGACCGTTTTGGCTATACAAAAACTCGTTGGGTAGGGCTTATATACCTGCCCCAGAGTAAGGGGGTTTATTTAATGAAGAAAACAATAGCAATAATCATAATTACCTTTGCTCTGATTGGTTGTTCCCCACAAAAACAATATACCTTAACTGAGCAGCAAATTGACAGCCTGAACGGAAGCACAGCTATAGCCCTATGGAAAGCAAGTAAAGCTAAAACCGATGAATGTTCAAGCCCAGCAGTTGTTAAGGCTATAGCCGGAATGTTTTTTGTCAGGAATTATTCTGATTGCTGCTGGCAACATGATTTTGATTATAGCTATGGATATATATATGGAATAAGTAAAGAGCAAGCCGATTATAGTTTACATGAGTGTGTAGATGCAAGTAACAACCCAATTGTGGCAGATGTAATTTATAGTTTTGTTAAAGTTTTTGGTAATGGATTTTATAAAGGAGATTGAAAATGCCAACAGTAAAACAACAAGTAACATCAAAAACAAATGCGGGAATGGTTGTAGTTGGGGCAATTCTTGCGGCCCTACCTATATACGGTATTGATTTAGGCGAAGAATTGACTGCTTTTATAATGATGGGCGCAGGCATTCTTCTCAGACAGATAACGAAAGAACCACTGTCGGATAAATAATGGAAAGTAAAATAATCTCTATTGTCGGAATGGTTACAGGTTGGATTTTGTCGGCATTGGCTCTTGCAGCATGGGTTGGAAAACTAGGAAACAGAGTGGATAAGTGTGAAGATGATATAAAAGACCTTTCTAGCGCTGTTACTCTCCCACAATGTATAGAAAGAATGGATGCGATAAAATCAAATTCCAATTTGCAATTTAACCATGCTGCTGAACGACAAATAGAGATTAAAAAACTAATCCAAGAACAAAACGAAGCAGTCTTGTTGCTTAATGAACAAAATGAAAGGAGATTGGCAAAAGTTCAGGAATTAGCTGAGGAACGTTTTGATAGATTGGTTGGGCTATTGGTCAAGAACATAGAGAATAATAAATAATTTAAATAGGAGAGAGCATGTACAAATTATCTGTAGATTTTAAAAAATGCAAAGATTGCTGGACATGTGAAACTCTCCTTCCTCGATTCCGTTCTGTATATGGTGGGTCGTTGCTAATCAGTGAAACAAAAATCGCTGATGAAGAAATCAGGGCAGCAGCAAGAAGAGTACAAGATGGCTGCCCTAATGGCGCGATAAAACTTCAGAGGGTTGAATAATGTTTAGACCTGAATATTTGCGTGACATCATAAGGCTTTCAACTAGGACAATTAACAGATGGTCACCAAACTCTGAAGAAATCCAAATAATGATAGCTGCCCACGAATCCTATCTTGGCCTGCACTTAAAGCAAATTGGCGGAGGACCAGCAAGAGGTCTGTACGGCATGGAGTTTGGCGTGGATTCAAAAGGCAAGGACAGAACGGAGTGTGATATCTGGCGATCGTATTTGTCCTTTAAACCTGGAATAGTGGCACAAATCAAAGCACTTGGTGGTCCGAGTGGACCTGATGAGTTACACCTGACATACAATTATGTTTACGCAACAATTATGTGCCGGATTAAGTTGTTACAATGCCCTGGTCCTTTACCTGCTGCTGATAACATTCCGGCTATGGGAGAATATGCCACAAGATTTTGGAATGGGGGCGGCAAAGCCTCACCGCAAAAATATATCAATGATTATGAACGGCTAGTTTTAAACTAAAAGGAAACAGGTCTTAAAATGGCAACACTAGATACCATACGAGTTTTAATTCAGGATACCAGTTTAACCCCAATAATGGCCGATGCTGATATCGAAGCTGTTCTCTCGATAGAAGACAACGTTTATAGGGCAGCATCGACCTGTTGTAGGGCCATGGCGGCCTACTTTGCTAAAAAGGTATCTCTTACTATAGATGTTATAAAAATCGCTAATAATCAGAAATTTGAGCACTATACAGCGTTAGCTAAGTTTTATGACCAAAGAGCAAGGGAGGGTGGTGGCTATATTGGTGGTGGAGCGGTTGGCACAGGTGTTCTTTTAACAGGTGTTTCTGCTTCTGAAATGGATGCTGTAATAGATGATACTGACAGGGTAGATTCAGTTTTTTATGTAGGGTTAAATGATAATCCAAATCCTGATGAGGAATTAAGTTAATGGCCGATTTAACAATTCCTGCTGATATTATAGAGGGCTTTTTAGAAATACTGGAAGAGGTAGGGGTTGAAGGGCAACTACAAATTAATACTGTATCTGGTACAGAATTTAATCCTATAATAACCCCTTCAACAGAAAACATTGATCTTGTTCCTGTTAATTACAAAGTAAAAGAAATTGACGGAACAGTAATTCAACAGGGCGATAGGAAGTTTTTATTTTTATCTACTGCTATTCCAACAACAACCGGGAAAGTTATTTTAGATAGTATCAATTACAATATTGTTGATGTTCAAATAGTAGCTGTATCGGGAGTAACGGTTTTATATAAAGTCCAGGGCAGGAAATGAGTTTTGCTGACGACATTAAGAGGTTTGCTGAAAAGACAAATAACACGATTGACGAGGTTGTTATATCTTTTGTGCTTGATGTCTCTGAGAAAGTAATTGTTGGGGATGGCGGAGGTTGTCCAGGAACTCCTGTTGATACAGGTTGGGCTATTAATAATTGGGTTGCTACTGTTGGCACTCCTAATTCTTCTGTACCAAATCAGGCTGATAAATTAGCTCAAACAGCATTGACAGGCGTAGCTTTTATGGCTCTTTCAGCTCCTGGAAAAATATATTATTTAACCAATAACGTTGTTTATATAAATAGACTTGAATACGGATATTCAAAACAGGCACCAAGAGGAATGGCCAGGCTAGGTGTTATGGCCGCCAAAAAGGAAATGATGAGAAAGGTCAGGAGGGGTTATGGTTCAGTTCGTTAACTCAAACAGAAAGGAGGTGATCTAGTGTCTACAGCCTTGGTCCATTTAGCTATTCAGTCCGCCTTGGCTGCGTTGACTCCAGCTATATCTAACAGCTGGGAAAATGTCAATTTCGTTCCTGTTGCTGGCACACCGTTTCAAAAGCTGAATATCCTTCTTTCTGACCCTGATAATTTAGGTTATGGGTCCGGACCTTATCGAGAAGAAGGGTTTTTTCAAGTTTCTCTGTTTTACCCCAAGTATGCCGGAACAGCAACAGTACAAGCAAGGGCTGATTTAATTCGCTCAACATTTTACCGAGGGAGGATATTGACGTCCGGCTCTCAAAAAGTAGTAATTCAAAGGACTCCGACTATTTCGGCGGGCCGGGTGGATGGTGACTATTACATGGTACCAGTCACCGTTTATTTCTTTTCTAACACAGGAGTATAAAAACAAATGACAATTGCATCTGGTATTTTTAAAGTATTATCAATCAAAAAGCAGACTGGCCTCGGAGTTGCTGCTTCTGGGGCTGACGGTACCGCCCTTCCTAGAACCTCTTCAAACATTGCTTTGAAGAAAGCTTCTTATGGTTCTGCCACTATCAAGTTGAGCCAACAGCGTTCCGACTTCCGTCATGGTATCCGCTCTGTTGACGGAACTATCTCAGGGGAGCTGAATGTTGGTGTATATCAGCTCTTTGAGGCTTCTATGCTCAGACAGGCTTGGCAAACAGCGGCTACCACCACAGAGATTTCTGATGTGACCGCATCTGCCACTGGGCCTCAATATGTTCGTGGTTCTGGATCCTTCTTGACTAATGGGTTCAAGACCGGTGATGTTATCCGTTGGGCTGGTTTTACAGCTACTCAAAACAACGCCAACAACTTTCTGATTACTGCCCTTACAGCTACTCAAATGACGGGTATCCACCTTAATGGCGATGCTGTTGTTGCTGAGGCAGCTGGTTCTTCTGTTACTGCCGCTTTAGTTGGGAAGAAAACCTGGATTCCTCAAACCGATCACACTCGGGACTACTACAGTATCGAACATTTCCATTCTGATATTAATCAGTCTGAGCTTTTTACTGATTGTATGCTGGGCCAAATGGCCGTTAAACTTCCCGCAACCGGTATGGCAACAGTAGATTATTCGGTTATGGGCTTGAATATGACAGCCGGGACATCTCAAGTTCTCACTACCCCCGTAGCGGCTACCGAAGGTGGTAATATCGCTGCTGTAAACGGCGCTCTGTATATTAACGGTACCGCTGTTGGTTTGATTACCGGTTTGGATTTTACCGTTAATGGCAACGTGACTGCCCCTGGTGGTGTAGTTGGTTCTAACGTGGATCCTGATCTTTTTCCAGGCGCGTTTGATGTTAAGGGTAATGCCACTGTATATTTCCAAGATGCGGTAATGAGGGATATGTTCATTGATGAGGATGAGGTAGCGATTGTAGCCGCATTTACAACCGGCTCTGATAAAGATGCTGAGTTCAAAGTCTATGTCTTCCCACGGGTTAAGTTTGATGCCGCTTCTAAAGATGATGGTGAGAAAGGCTTGATTGCAACTATGGGTTGGACTGCTCTTGAGAATATCGCTGGTGGAGCGGCTGTTGATTCTGTTGCGTCAACTATGTCAATTCAAGACAGTAAAGTGGCATAATAATAGTACGATTTATTTTATAAGAGCCTGGCTGTAAAAGGCCAGGCGTAATTACAACCAAATTCCAATTATTGGAGAAATGAAAATCATGGAAAACCAATCTTTTAGCCTCTCAATGTTTGATACAGTTTCTGCTTGTAACAGTGGCGCCAAAATAGAACTGCTGAAACCAAATGGTGACGGTTCAGGCATTTTTATTTTTATTCTCGGGCGCGACTCTGATGTGTATAAAACTTTTGAAAGAGAGCAACGTGACTCTATGAACAGGAAGATCATGTTGGCTCGAAAGAGAGGTCAAGATATCCGCCTTGATTCCGCTGAGATGACAGAAGAAAAGGAAATTGAGTTATTGGCCAGACTGACTACCGCTTGGGAAAATGTCCCTGCTTTTGATGGTCAAGGGCTGCTTCCTTTTAGTAAAGACAATGCAATTATATTGTACACCAAATACCCGTCTATTCGGAGGCAGATGGATGACGCTTCTGGGGATATGCAAAATTTTATAAAGAGCTGATTCAAGACTTAGTGGCATTTGCCAAATACTTCTTCGAGTTTGATATAAAAGGAGAGGATGGAAGCACAAAACGTGATCATTTAATGGTTGCTGCAAATGCCACTAAAAAAGTTCCGGTTGAACTTCAGGACCAACCGGAACTGCCTGAATCAGCTGCTCATGTGTGGGATTGGTTTTTGGAATTAAACTCTGAAAGAACAGCATCAATGGCCGGACTAAATACAATCAGTTACTCAGAAATAAAAGCTTGGGCAGAATTGGAAAATGAGAAATTGGCAGTTTGGGAAGTCAAAGCAATAAAAGCCCTAGACAGGGCCTTCTTGAGTCGTAAGGATAAAAATGGATGATATTACCTCTCTTCAGATAAAAGTTGATTCTACTCAAGTAAAACAGGGTACAACAGCATTAAACGAACTTGGTAGGTCAGGGGCGGTTGCTGAGGTCGGAGTAAAGAAGGTTGAGTCGGCTTCTGGCCTTATGTCTTCAGCCCTTGCTAAAGCCGCTACAGCAGCAGCTGCTCTGTACGCATCTCTTCGGCTTATGGATAGGTTAAAAGACATTTCTATTTTAGCTTCCCGGTATGAGACTCTCGGGGTGGTAATGAAAGTGGTTGGCAACAATGTTGGTTATACTGGAGCGGAGATGGACAAGTATACCAAGGCTCTGCAAAAGAACGGTATAGCCATGATAGAAAGCCGGGAAACACTAACCAGAATGGCTGCAGCACACATCGATCTTGCCAAAGCTAATGATCTAGCTAGGATAGCTCAAGATGCTGCTGTAATTGGCAACACCAACTCTTCGGAAGCATTTAGTAGGATGATTCAAGGTATTCAGCGTGGTGAAACTGAGATAATGAAAACAATCGGCCTCAACGTTGATTTTATGGGTAGCCAACAGAAGTTGGCCAAAGAACTTGGCATTACTACTCAGCAACTTACCCCGATGCAAAAAGTATTATCTAATACTAATGAGGCATTTCGTGCTGGTGTCAGTATAGCAGGTTCTTATGAGGCAGCTATGGGAACAGCCGGGAAAATGGCCAACTCCCTCAAAAGATATATTGATGATATTAAGGTTTCTTTGGGTGAGGCTTTTGGTCCAGCCATGACTTTACTTATAGAGCAATTGACCGCTGCTCTGAAGAAAACAGACACACAGTTAAAAAATAATAAAACTGCTGTTAATGAGTGGGGCCAAGATTTCAGAAAAACCTTAATTGATTTAGAAATACATATACACGGAGTGGCTATCCTGATTGATTTATTAGGTGGCACTCTTACTCACGCTGGGAAGGCTCTTTTTGCTTTTGGCAATGCTATCGGAAATGAAAATTCTGAAAAACAATATGCCAAAATGATTGAGCTTAATAAAATGTTTGAGGAAAGGGCAATTGCTTCATCCGTAGCAATAGAAAAACTGAAATATGAAAGAGATAAGGATATTGATTCAATCCGTGAACTTGCTAAAGTTGAAGAAGATGCCAGTGAAGCTAAAAGAATGCGCTTGGCTTTGGCAGCTCAACTACATTTAGAAGCCAGCGAACAAAGGCAAAAGGCTGAGGAAGAAGCTGCCAAAGCTACCGAAGAAGCCGCCAAAATTGCAAAACAGGCAGCAAAAGAATACGAGATATTTTATCAATCCACTCTTGATAGGCTCCTTCCTTTAGTAAAAGAACAAAAGGATTATAATGCTGCTTTGGCGGTTCTTAAAGATATGGATCCAACCCAGTCTACAGAAGCATATAGGACTGCACTTGATAATCTTGAAAAATCTCTGACTGTAAATATTGAGAAAGCAAAAGAATTAGCAATTGAGAGAGAAAGACTGGCGGAGAATATTCAACTTGGCTCTACTGGACCAGATGAATTAAGAAATGCCGCTGCCCCTGAGCAAGTCCAACAACAAAATGAATTGCTCAGATTACAAAATGAATATAACGAAGCAGTAGATAAACAAGTTGCTATTCAAAAAGAGTTGGGAACTGCTTATGGCCTGTCTGCGCAAGAAGCTGAAAAGTTAAAAAAGGCTTTTGCTTCTGAGCAAATAATGAAAGAGGTAGATTCCTTACAATATCTAACCACTTTCTCTGGCCAATCTTTTGGAAATGAAATAGCTGACGGGGTAAATCGTGCCGCTCTTTCTGTTTCTAAAATGAATACCATGTTTGAGGAACAACTCAAATTACAAGATGAAATTAAAAAGAAAAGGGAAGCAATAACCAAAAGTACCGAACTCGATGCTAATCAAAGAAAGAAAGGTCTCAAAGAATTAGATGATCTTGAATCATCAATGCTCTCTGATCAATTATCCGGGTATAGCAATTTATTCGGAACTATTGGCCAACTCTTTGATGAGAATAGCAAAGAGAGAAAGACCATGCATACCTTAGAAATGGCCTTTGCTGCAGCTGAAATAGCTATAAACGTCCAGAAAGCCTTAACTAATGCTGTAGTGGCTATAACCAATCAGGGTTCTGGCGACCCTTATACAGCTTTTGCTAGGATAGCCGCTATGGTTGCTATTATGGGTGGAATAGTCGGTATGATAGGTGGTTCTCTTTCTGGTGGCGGCTCTTCCAGCAAACAGAGTTCTTCCGCTACTACAGGAACGGTATTTGGTGATTCTTCTGCTTCTTCTGAGTCTCTTAAAAATGCCACAGACATTCTTTCTGAGTTTGAGGAAAAGCAATACTCTGAGTTAAGGGCTATTCACCGAGAAATGACCGCTTTAAATTCTAATATCACTGGTTTGGTAACAGGATTGATCAGAAGTGTTGGTGGAGAATTTAATGGAATGACATTGTCTAACACTGTAAACGAGACAGTAAAAAAATTCAGCATGATGCTTGACCCTCTCACCACTTGGCTTCTCGGGGACAGCTCCGTTGCTAAATGGCTGTGGGGAAGTAAAAAAGTATCTGTAACAGGAACAGGAATAGATGTTGCGCCAACAACAGTGGGGTCATTGCTCGGTGGCGGGGATGCAAGTGTTAGGATGTATCAAGACATAGAAACGAAAAAGAAAGGAATGTTCGGTGGTTTGTTTGGCGGAAATAGTACTAAAAACTCAACTACTTATACACAGGCGGATGAAGATGTAACTAGACTTTTTACCCAAGTGTTTTCTGGGATGAGTAAAACACTTGTTGAGCTTACTGAAGGGTTAGGGGCTAATTTATCAACAGCATTGTCGTATGCCTTTACTATCCCTAAACTCAATTTAATGGGCAAAAATGGCGAGGAAATTACAGAGGCAGTTCAGGCCGCTATTTCTACTGCTTTTGACAATGCTGCTTCTGCTGTATTAGGTGGATTAGTCGAAAAGTATCAACAAGTTTCTGAAGGGATGTTTGAAACAGCAGTAAGGGTTTACACCAATCAAGTTGTTGTGATGGACGCGTTAGGGAGAACAGGGAACACTACATATGGCAATATACTTGATTTGACCCAATCAATTGTTGGGCTGGCTGGGGGCACAAATGAATTTGTTGCTACTTTCGAAAACTACATAGAATTGTTTACTACAGAAAATGAGAAGTTAGCAAAGTCTTTAGATTTTACCGTAAAGTCAATTGCTGATTTGGGCCTGGTCTTCCCGACTACTAGGGAGGGTTTTTCTGATTTAGTTTCCTCTCTTAATGTAACTACAGAGTCAGGCCAAAGGGCGTATGTTACACTATTAAATTTAGCCGATAGTGCCGATCATCTTTATTCTGCTATTGAAGAAATAATGGAGTCGATAAATGATACATTGGCTAAATTAGGAATGTCTGATGCGGAAAAGAGCCTCTACAATTTAACGAAACAATATGATGAGTATATTGAGACTCTAAAAGCCTCTGGTGCTGCCTTATCTGATATTAGCAAAGTAGAGAGAGCTAGGACCGGACTTTTAAAAGAAGCCGCTGGTGATTTACTGGCCACCATAACAAGCCAAGTGGAAGAGTATGCCAATGCGGTAAAAATTGCTGAGGACAATATCCAAAGTGCATATTCCAATGCTGTTTCTAAAAGAGATGCTGCTCAAGAAAGAGTTAATAGCTTACTTGAAAAATCTTCTGTTAATTTAGAAAGTTTCTCCAAATCTATCGATAGTTTTTTAAATTCTCTTGACCTTAAAACTTTAGAATCTAACTTCGATAATTTAAAAGCTCAATTCATGATAACTGCCAGTGCAGCTGCGGGTGGTGATTCTACAGCTCAGAACAATCTTTTGGCACAAGCCAATTCTGTACTGGCTGCTGCTGAGTCAAATAGTACAGATAGGCTTGAATATGACAAGATAGTCGCCTTAGTTAGATCACAAGTATCAATGGTTCAAGGTTCTATTTCACCTGGGATAAATACCGATATAGCTGATGCGCAGTCCGAATTGGCAGAAGCAACAAGTGAGCTGGCTCAATTTGAAGTCTTGGCTATCAAAGCCGGGGTTACTTTAGAAACTTCAGCCGATAAAACCGCTAAACTTTTAGCTGAATTAGATGATGTTTATCAAGAGGCGTTTTTAAATAATGTAGATGCTCAAAGACAATATCAAATAGCATTATCTTTAACTAATGGGTTGACTTTTGAAACAGCAACAGCCCTCTCTGAATTAATATCAAATGTAAATGCTCTTCGTTCTACAATGAGCGCATATACTAATTCATTTGGTAATGCAAATAACTCTTATTCATCAACGAGTTTTGACCCCGCAAATATAATGTACCTGACTGCTCAGTTGGGTTCTATGTTCGATATTATGGCTGAAATAGAGAGATACAAAAGCCAAATAAATAATCAAATATCAGGAAGTTTTGCTGTAGGAACAGATTATGTTCCTTATGACATGACTGCAAATATCCATCAAGGTGAAAGGATAGTTCCTGCTGCTTATAACCGAAGTGACAAAACTAACGCAGAACTATTAGCAGAAATACAACAGCTTCGAAAAGAAATGAACGCGGTCATGTATCAAGTGGCAAAAAATACCTTAAAAACTGCCGACTATGCGGAAAGACAAGACGGAACAGTTATGAAGGTAGCCGTTGTGGAGGAAATACCAACCTATCAGCGTGAACCTCAAGTAGTTGGTAACACTATAGATGGAGAAACTGGTGGTGACTCTGCAATATTATTGGAAGATGGTACAGTTGCAACACAAGAAGATGGATCTTATTGGGGTCAAGAGGGTTGATATTTAAATAAGGAACGTAAATGGAAATAATTGTACCGTTAACAATAACAGAAGAAATGATCACGTCGTCCAATGTTGCTGAAGATGATTATGAAGAGTGGACGGATATTGGTACAGAAATGTATTCTTTTAATGCCTCCCCTTTAGAGTGGTCAGGTATATCTATTGATTCGTTAACAGCTGATGTATATGCTTGTTCAGCTACAGAGATTAAATGGTCAGGTATTACCATCGATGAGAATACCAAAACCGTTTACTCCTGTGTAAAAGGTGGAGATGTTTATTTCAGGGCATTGGGGGATTCTTATTTTAATGCCCTTGGTCAAACAGTTAGGGATTGGTCAGGAATAGCTGTAAATTCTTCTAATGGTGATCTATACGCCTGTGTTTATGGTGGCGGTGTTTATAAAAGAGTAGGTGCAGGCGATTTTATAGAGGTAGATGCGTCGATTAGGAATTGGGCAGGGGTAACTATAGACTCTGCTACAAACGACGTGTGGGCATGTGTTTTTGGCGGTTTTATCTATAAACAGACTGCCGGGGCTGGAGCATTTAACGCTATAACAGCAACCGCCCGTAATTGGTCAGGGATAACCATTGATCCTATAACTAAAGATATTTACGCCTGTGTTAATGGTGGAGATATTTATAAACAGACAGGTGGTTTGGGCGACTTTGTAGCTATGGGACAAACCTCAAGGGCTTGGTCAGGTATATCTGTCAACTCTGATACAGGGGATATATATGCTTGTGTAGCTCGGGTTGGCTTATTTATCTATGGAACAACTGTTTATAATACTGGTGACCGGGTTATCTCTACTACAGACCACAGTATCTATGAATCGTTAGTTGATTCCAATGTAAGAAAAAATCCTATAACAGATTCTGTTTCATCAAATCCTTCCTGGGCAAGAGTAGGTACGACAAATAAATGGAAAATGTTTGACTATAAAGTGAGTAGTCAAACTATTGTGGCAAGAAATATTACAAGTGTGATAACCCCAGGGGTAAAAATATCCGCCATAAGCCTAATAGAAGTTGAGGCCACTCAGGTAATTGTTACAACAGAGAATCCTACAACAACTAGGGTCGTTGATATTACTGATGAAATAACAGACTTAGTGATAAAAGATCTTGCTGCTGATGATATAATCATAGATAATTCTCTGATTTCTGATCTCGATGATATGCTTATATCGGAACTTGATGAAACTGTAATTGGAGATACAGCGGCTTGGAATGAATCAACAGTGTTTACAATAACTATAATTAACTCTTCATCACCAGCTAAATGTGGAGAATTGATTATGGGAGCACCCCAAGACTTAGGTTTTACTCAATATGGGGTTGACCTTGGCATTTTAGATTATTCTGTTAAAGAAACTGATTCTTTCGGCACCCCTAAATTAATAGTCAGAGAGTTTGCTAAAAAGGGTAATTTTGATGTTTTAGTAGATCAAACCAGCCTCAATTCTGTTTATAGAAAATTAGCCAAATATAGAGCGACCAATGTTTTATGGATAGGCGATGATAATATAGCGCCAACTATTATTTTTGGCTGGTGCCGCAAATTTAATATTGTTTTGCCGCAATTAAATGTAAATATCTGCTCACTTGAAATAGAGGGGATGACATGACAACTATTACCAGCCCCACTATATTTGCTCCTTCAGCAGATACTGTTGTTAAAAAAGGAGGAATATTTAAAATAAGCTCGTTAGGGCATTTAGAATATATATCTAAACAAAAACCTCAGATAGAAGCCACCTCACTTGCCGGATTAATTGAGTTAGCCCAACTAGGTTCTACAATAATTGATGGTGGATATATAAAAACCAATTTAGTTGATTCTGATACTTTATTGGCTGATGTTTTATTTATAGGAGATATGTTAGACGGGGATTTTTTGAGACAAGACCGTATTGACGTATCTTCATTAGTCACAAATATGGGCCTTGGTGCTTTGGCTTATGAAGATGTTGTCGAGGCTGCTCAGTTAGGGACCACTTTAATTTCCGGTGGGTTTATACGAACAGATTTAATAGATACCGATGCTATATTGGCAGATGTTATTGTTTCTGGTGATTTAGGAGAGCTTGCCGGGTTAGATACAATAGAGACTAATCATCTTGGAGCGACAATAATATCTGGTGGGTATATACGAACTTCGCTATTAAGTACCCAGATTCTATATGTTGGTGATGCTGATTTAACCTCTGAGAATATAGCACTTAATACTTCTTATGTTGGAACACATCTAGCAACTGATGTTGCTTATTGGGCAAGTCACCCTGCTGAGGTAATAAATGCGAATGTAACTACCATATCTGGCGGGAAAATAACTACAGGATCTATTGCTGCTGATAAAATTATAAGTAACTCCCTTACAGCTAATCAAATTGCTGCTAACGCTATTACAGCAATTGAGTTGGCTTCTAATTCTGTCACTGCAGCTAAAATAATGGCTGGGCAAGTAATTGGCGGTCACATAGCAACGAGAACATTAACTGCTGATAAGATAGCAGCTAACTCTTTAACAGTTACTGAGATATGGGGGTTGGCTCGTATAAACGGCAATCGGCTGAATGTTATTGCTACAGGGTCTGTTAGTTACGGTATTGGTGGAAGCGCAACCATAACGCATAACTTGGGGAGGTTTGCCGTAGTCAGTTGGTTCGGGGGGCAACATACTAAAGCAGGCCTTTCAAACAATACAGTAAATTCGTTCACGTTCAACTACTTACCAGAACAAAATGAGGGGGGGATAACGTTCAGCTATGCCTATATATAAAATACAGATAAAAGAAAATGGAGAGATTTTTGGTTACCAGAAAATAGAATCCATAGATGATGCTTTTTGGATTGACGGCATAGAAGTTGAACAGGAGTTCTACGATCTTGTCGCTGCTGATTTGTGGCTTGCCATAAACACATACTATTTCGACTTCGTTACTGAAACCTTTATTGCTCGTCCAGAGATGGAAACTGATCACAGTCAGTCAGAAATTTCCGAATATCCAAGTATTGAGGCCGATGGTATCGATTCAGTTACGTTCGAGCCTTTGCCGATTCCTTGTGTAGTTAAGATTGATAGTCAGGAATTTATTCTCGATGATCCAGCTGACCCTGTTTTTGAATTTTCTACACCAGTTGCGGGAACATATATTATTACAGCCGAGCAATTCCCTTATAAGCCAAAATTCTGGACAGTGGAGGCTATATGAAGGTTGTATTTAACGGTTCATTGAAGAAAGAAAAGTACGCTGAAGATGCCAAAACCCTACGTGATGCACTTGAGATAGCTGATATTGAGGTATTTGGCGTCATGTGGCAGGTTCGAGATAAGGACCGAGCAAGAATCCAAGAGACCATTAATGCATCTGTTATTCTCAATGCTCCTCCGGAAACAACTGTGGATTGGATACTTGCCGATAACAGTGAAAGACCAACAACAGCAGACGATCTACGCCAGGTACTATTGGCTTATGCTCTTCGAATGCAAGAATTGTTTTACAAATACAGAACATGGCGATCTAGCGGCAGGAACAGGATATTTACAGCAGAATAGATTTACTAACAGATAAAATATGAAATCAACAATAAGGCTTTATTATGGGTGATCTTTCCAAAGACTTTTCCAGAAGTGAATATACTTGCAGATGTGGTTGTGGATTCGATACTGTTGATGTTGAGTTGAATAGGGTTATGCAGGATTTGAGGGATCACTACGGGAGAAGGATCACTATAACAGGGCCGAACAGGTGCTTTACCAAAAACCTTAATACTAAAGGGGCGGCAAGGGATTCTCAACACCAATTTGGCAAAGCAAATGACTTTATTGTTGATGGGGTTTCTGCGGAAGATGTGTTTGACTATTTGAATTTGAAATACCCGAGCCGGTATGGCATAGGTTTATATACTGATCCTGCTCGGGTCCACTTGGACATCAGGCCGTACCGGGCACGTTGGCGGATGCCTTAAATTCCGGGATTGATATTTTGGCTCTTAATACAGTTTCGTGCTTTACGTTATCATAAAAACACTCAAGTTCCTGATTATTTTCTGTTCTCATAAAGATATTATCAGGGACTCTTACTTCTCCACCGTTTACATGAATAGCCGTCCAAAGAAGTCTTTTTGCAGCTTCCAATTCTTTGGCAAGATCGTTTATCATTTTGTTTGATTCAACTACTCTTTCTAAAACGCTTTTGAGTTTTTGCTCAGCATATTCAGCAGTTAATTCTTCCATCTCGTCCCTCTTAATCAATTTAAAAAGCCGGAAGAATTGCGAACTCCCGGCTTTTATTTCTAGCATACGTTTGTTTTGTTTTATTCCGAATTGTTTTATTCTATTAATTATCAGCCACTCTCTATGATTCGTCAGCCACCGCTAACTATGGCACCATATTTGCCTCCTTTATTTTTCATGTTTTGTTACTAAATAATTTGAGTGACAACAGTTTGTCGACCGCGTATAGTAAATTCAAATACACGATCAGCAACTTCTATAATTTCTTCGCGCGTTGCCCTTTCATCAGCAATCATTACAATCTGCAACCCTGGCCAATGTCTTTCTGGGATAGGTTTGCAAATCTCTTTTAACATTGCAAGTGCCCTTCTGTTTGGCTCTTTAGCTTTTAAATGTTTGAACGGCTCATCCAACCAGATACTCGCCCTACTTCGAGGATTCTGTAAAGACCACAGAGCAGGCCGCAAAGCCATTCCTGCTATATCTACAGGGCCAAGCCCGGTATTATCTTTCGGGGAAATAGGCTGCCCATCTCTGACAAACCAGAAATCCACCTCAACACTTCCCCTTCGTTGCTCGAACTTTACATCAAAGTCGTAAGGATCATCAAATACGGAAGAAAGGGCCAGTTTGGGTAGCTCACAGAGTTGATACCTCAATTGCTCTTGAGTTTGCTGTGCACATAATTGAACGAGGGCAGAGGCTTCTTCAGCATCATTTAATTCTTGCTTCAGCTCTCTTCGTTTGTTTTTGGCAGCCTTCAACTTTTCCCGGATCTTATCCCTGGCTCCGGAAAGTTTGTTGTATCTGGTTTTTAAATCAATTAGGCTCGTCATCAATTCCCTCTATTTTGTCGAGCAGAACCTGAATTTGGTCGAGGAGATCTTCAAGCGTCTCTTTGATTCCTTGGGTTTTGGCCTCCAGCTCTTTCAGATAAGAGTCAACATCGGCATCTTCTTCGAGACCAAAAGATTTGATTTGGTTGTTAACTTGTTTCAGCTCACCCTCAAGCCCTGCCTGCTGCTTTTGGAATTTCTTGAGGGATTCTTGGTTGGCTTTTATTTCTTTTTCGATTTCGTTTATTTGCATTTGTTCAACCTTTTATTTCGGAAAATAGTTAATTAGTATTAGTCGTTGGCCTGATAATTATCCACTAATACCATCGATATTTACAGAGCTATATATTTCCCCTAAATAAATCCCCTGTGCTTCTTGTAAACCATCTTGCAGCTCTAAATTATACTTTTCAGCAACAGATCTGTCATATACAGAAAGTTGTGCGTCACCAATAGTAGACAACCCAAGTCGTGGAGGACAGGACATAAGAGCTTTTTCTAACCTCTTCATCCATGCCTCCTCTTTTTTACTTAGTGGTTTAACCTCGTCTTTGTAATTCTTTATGTTTCTCATTTATCAACCCACAATCTTTCATATCCCTTCATAATAAGACCAGACCTTATCAATTATACGCCTGTCTATATCTTTCGTTAAGAGTGCTTGAAGATTTTGTTCAAAATTAATTCCTGTAACAACCTGTTCCCCCAGTTTCTCTACGAATGCACTCAACCTCTCTTCCTTTTCTTTTACTTCTTCCAGATGAAACCTGCTCACTACACCTGATTCTATAGGTAAAAATACCCTCTCGACGCGATTTTCAGCGGCAAACCATAGAAAGATACTCGGTTTAAAGTTTTCCTGATCTGCGTCGTTTCTCATTAAAGAACCGGGGTTGACTAAAAGGGTATTAGTCCTCTTATTAAAACCGGTAAAAGTAGCGTGGTGGTGGCCGGATACAATTAAATCAAAGTTGGAGAATATTCTGAGCAACTGTCCTTTCTCCCATCCCTCACATCCAGGGAAAGGCATATTGTCATCATATACCATTGTATGAATCAAAAGGACATTATAATCAAAATCGTTTGCTTCTATCACCACAGGTTCTACAGGTTCACCCCATGGTATTCTATGGATTTGTACTTTGCGTTCATTCCTCAAAGCAAAGAATCGTTTTTTAGAGATAACCCTGGCACTCTCTAGAACCTTCATAGCTGATCTATCATAATTAGCCATAGATTTGCCTGGCAAGTCATGGTTACCGGGGACAGTAAAGAGCGGTTGAGGAAGATTTCTGATTGCCCAGGAGACAAGAAAGTAATTAGGGGATTGTTTATACTTCTTGTCAAATAGATCACCACCATCTAGGATAGGACAATTGTATTTGTTAGCCAGATCGGAAATGAACTTGATTTTTCTTTCCTGTGCGGCCCAGTGGTCATCAAGTCGACAGAGTGGGGTATGCGCCCTAAGTTCTATATCCCCTGTGATTATAGCATCAGGGATTTGGGTTTGTTTGGTTCGTTTCATATCTATTTTATTTGAAAGAAAATAGATGGGTTTTTAACTTCAGCCAATATTCTATAAACACTAAGTATTTCTTTAATAGGATCAGAAGATAGTGTAAATTGAAGCGCTACCCGTTGCCAATCATTTAATGCGACTGGACTGCCATCTTTATATAATTTAAGAATTATATGACAATGAGGTTCACCGCTGCTTGATGACGTTATACTTTGATGAATTTCATCAAAAAGATAATTATCAATCGCTCCTAATAATTCCTCTTTCCTTTTGAAATAATTCTCTTTTTGCTCCTTGGTGTCAATATCCAAGAATAATTCATTTTTTCTTGGATATAATACAACTAAACCTCTATCTTTGGCTGTCTGTTCTGCCGATTCTTCAAAAATATAAAGCTCATCATGAATCCTAATCTTTGTTGCATCTTTATTTGGTAATAAGCTCATGTTCTTTCTCCAATAAGATTAAAAATAGTCAACTGCCCTCTCTCTTCTTGAATCCTTTTAATGTCTCGTAGCCTTCTTCTCTGAATAGCAAGATAGTTTTCAACTGGAGTCACCTGGATTAAATGACCTGGATTAACACAAGTTGTATTCCTACATTTATGGTCAATATGCATTTGCTCTTTTATCGGCCCATTAAATAATGCGTAAGAAACTCGATGACCCCATTTTGTTCCTTCAGGAGTGTAGCAACAAGCATAACCATTGTGAATCCTGCCTTGCCACTCCCAACATCCGCAAATAGACAACCTTATGTTCATTAAAAATTCTTGTAAAATGCGTTCTCTATGCTCGTCTTTAATTTCATAAGGCTTAATTACCATTTTCCCACAACGACCAAACTTTCCAGCCGCTATTCCTTCTTCTTGTCTTTGAACTGCTGTTAGCCAAGGCATTTTAAAATTGATCCTCGAAATGTTCTGGAAAAGTTCCAAATTCAATAAAGAAGGCTATATCGGAATCACTCATATTTAATTCTTTCCCTAAAGTTTCATTAATATCTTCGAGGTATGGTAGATACTTCGATTTAGTAGTCTTCCCGTCTTTTAACCTGTTTAAAAATTCTAAAATATCTTTGCGTTTAATTATTGTTTTCTTTCTCTTATCTAAAAACAAACTACAGAAATCTTGATACCAGACAGGGTTACTGGTCGCTACCTGTCTACTGCAACAACCGTTACTGGCCCTGTCTGGATTTGTAGAAGGAATCAGGTAAACATCTAACTTATTACTGAGCAAATCATAATACATAAACTCATAGATTTGCTGTTTGCTTAAATTACTCATTTGATTAACAACTCAACATCCTTAATCCAACTATCAATAGCCTGATGGTTCTCACATTGGGCTAGATCGACCGAACCCGCCATGCCATTTGATTCGATCAGTAGCAGGTTGCGGCCTCGGTTACAGAACAGGATTAGACCAGGGAAAAGTTTTATTTTTTTATCCAAAGGGCGGCATGCCTCATATGGTTCGGCCACCCTGTCCCAACTGTCCTCATTGTTTTTCATAATAATCACATACTCCAATAATATTGTTAATATTAAATAATATATGTTACTTGGTCATATCCTTTCTTTTTTACTTACTTATCAGCAGCAACTCAACTTCCCTGGCCCTCTCAATATATCCTGCAGCTAAAGCCATTCCGGCCTTGTCTTTCCCCAATCCATTTTTAGCCATAGAGGAAATAAAAGAACCTATGGCAACACGTATAGTCATGGCTTGAGATGAAGTTAATAGTTGGCCATTTATGGTTATTGTTGGTTCTGGTGGAAATTGAGTTGGCGTGTTCATATATTAGTATCCTTTGGCCTCAAGAATTTTATCCAGTACCAACACTACCGCTGGGATGCACAAAAGAATAACTGTGCCAACTGCCAACAAAGCCGCGATGAATTTCAAATCCTCTATCCTCTTCTTGGGCAGCCTGGATAAAAATGGGACCGATTGATTTTGTACATCTCTCATTTTTCCCTCCAAATTCAATAATAATGATTTCTAAATCTGCTATTTCACTTTCCAGTTGTTTGATCCGGTTTTTGGCAAAATCAACAACTACAGCGTTCATGTCTCGAAATCTCCACATCGGCCAATCGCTTCAAGAATCTGTAATCCAATCGTGCTTTTGGCCAAACAAACTCTATCAAGTTCAATTTTTGCCGCAGTCACACATCGTAGCGTTTGGGCTTTTAATATTTCTTTGATTTCATTGTCCAGATAATTTGTTACCGAGCCTGTCTCTTCCATTTTTGTCATAGCCTCATTTTGATTATTGAACCACATGTTGGGCATTGCTCAGGAATTATTTTTTCTAAATCAGCAATCTTTTTGTTCAGAATCTTTATTTCCTGGACATAGCCCTGTTGACTTTCAATTAATCCCTTTACACTATTATAGCGTTGTTTTGTGGTTTTATACTCAAAAAATGTTTGTTCACTGGAAAAAATTAATTTTGAAACAGTAGAAAGCCGCTTTGGATTTATTCTGGAGGATTCTAATCGGCTTTTGTTAGCAAATGTGTGTTTGATTTTATTATATAAAATTTCGTTTTGGTCTATCTCTAAAAGAAGTTCCTGAGATTTGGTCACGAGTTTTTCAAGGTCAGGAAGGCTTTTCAACTTCTCGACAGACTTCAACAACTCTTGTTTTCTTTCCCAATTCAGTTTAATGGAATGGATGACTTGATTATTATCACGAACCTGCTGGTCAAGTCCTTCTGCTTGAGTAAGTAGCTCTTGGGCCGTAGGTAGTTCTTTGTAGTTAACCAAGTCGTCTTGGTATTCTTTGACTAAAGCAGTTTGAATCTTCCTGTTTGACTTAATCTTGTTGACATCTGATTTAGCATTGGAAATGGTGCTATCTATCTTATCAAGGCCAGCCAGCTTATTAAGTATCCGGCCTCTTTCCCCGGCTGTCTCGAACATCAAGAAGGATCTGTCTATTTGGGTTTGGCAATTTATTTCCTGCATATTAAAAATGGCTCTTACTTCTTCCGGAACACTGGTACCCGCGTTCATCAAATCTGAATCATTTACTTGATAGAAGTTGCCGGATTTCTTTTGGTGCCAGGAAACAGATTGGCCTTCCTCGAAAGTTACTTTGACAAGCCCATCCCCTTGCCAATACAGCGGGCGCATTCCGCTTCCCAGAGGGGAGTTGGTTCGACACTTATTGAAAGCTCTGAAGAAGCCCGATTTACCACGATCTGATTCACCTACAATTATATTAAGGCCGGGATGGAGATTGATAATCGTGTTCTTGTGAGATTCATAGTTTTTAATTTCTAATTGAGTTATCATCGTTTTGCTGCAGCCTCTGCTTTCTTTTTAGAATAAAACCAGTATTTAGTATTTATATTATATTTCCTTAATGCCTTTTTAAGGTTGCTAACGGAGAGTTTTTCGATTCTTTGACCTCTAGGTGGGCAAGGAGTTTTTTGTGAATGTAGGAAATACTTTATGACATATTTAGTTCTTTTCTCATCATATAAAAAACTATCATCAATAACATAATAAACTGTTTGACCCTGACGTAATGATTTAAAAGTCGGATGTTTTCTTTTTGCCATTGTGGTATTCCTTTTCATTCTTTGTCATCTGAAGAAGCAGGGATCATTATTAAACAAATTCCAATAAGGACAAACCACAACCAACTTGATATATTGTTGTGCTCAAGATATACACAGCCGGACAGTGCTGCTATTGCAACAATACCTTTAATTAAGGTTTTCATGATCCTGTCCTCCTGTGATTTATTTACAATATTTATAATCTGCTTTCTTATATTTTGGATCAATTACAATTGGGCCACCAATTCCAAATCTTTTTGCAGTTATTCCGCAAGAAGAACATCTCCAAGTGTCAAACATCCTCCCGGCCTTTTTTATTGTCACTAAATTGGTCTTTTCCCAATCATGTTCTTTTCTATTGGTAAAATCTAACACCCTTACATGTCCGGATATTTCTCGGCGGCTTTCACCTGGCTTTAATGTTTTATTGAAATTATCCAGTACACTTTGAACATATTTGGTTGGGTTATCTGTAACCGCTTCAAACATTTCTCTATAAGTTTCGTTTTTATTAACAATCAATATCTTTGCTCTGAATTTCATAGTTATTTCCTTATTATTTATAAAAAGTAGGTTCTATTCCATATTTTTTAAATAAAGCGGCTAATTTTGCCGTCAACAAACAAGTCTTTTTATTATATTCAGGAAACTTTGCTTTGCCCCTATAAACTCTTTTCAGCTTTAAATACGATGCCTTTTGAAGTCTCAGTCTTTTCGGTCTCTCTGATGGATGGATGTAGGGTAGGTGTTGTTGCTCCAAATAAACTGCACATGATCTGAGGATTTCCGGCAACTCACTTTGAGAAATCCCATATCTTCCAGCATTGTTTTCGGACTTTGCAATAAAGACGTTGCAAGTCCTGCACAAAACTCCTCGTATAAGCCCTGTTCCTTTAATGCGTTTAACATGTGAGTGGTCAAGACAGGCATCTTTTATTTCCCTTTGGCAGATTGGGCATATCCCGTTTTGTTTTTCAAGAAGTTGATTTCTTAAAATAGAAACTTCGGTGGTTTTTAATTGCTTTGGTTCGTTACTTATTATAGCCGGTTTCGTGCGTTTCATTAAGTTTTATTTATGATAACCAAATTTAAATTCAGGCCATGCATTTTTAATAGCCTTAACCAATTCGGAACGGTAGTTACAAGTCCATTGAGAACACTGCATTTCAAAGGTAAATCTGGCAAGGGCAGCTTCAAGAGGATCATTATACAAACCTAATTTAATAAGTTTGTAGTTAACCTTTATTTGACTTTGCCACATTTTTGTTCTTTTATCTAATGTTACCCCAGGAAAACCAGATGTATTATTTTTAGATATTTTTTGATTTTGTAAATTACAAGATTTTGTAACGTGTTGGATTTTTAACCACCTGTTATCATCTCTAATACCAAATTTATGATCGATTTCATGTTCTGGCCAATATCCTTTCATATATAGGTGAGCAAGACGATGAGCACTATAATTTTTTCCATTAATTCCAATTCGAATATATCCATCAGAACAAAGACAGCCAGCAATTGATCCAATCAATATCCTGTTACTGTTTTTTATTAACCAAGTAAATATCCCTGTTTTAGGATTATAGTGAAGTTTTCTTTTTAGCTCTTTTTGTGTTAATTCAACTTTCATCAAAAACCTCAAGTTTTAATATAGCTTTGCCCAATGTGTTGCAAAGTATTTCGTACATTCAAATTTGTGCGGCTCGTAGTCCTTATAAAACTCCGTACTCAGCCGCTTTTGAAGAGCAAGAAAGTCAGGAATAGTACTGATTGAATATTGACCGTTTTCCATCTTTAATAACACTTGCCCTTCCTGATAAGGTGGAAGGCGTGTTGAGACAGGAATCAGCAAAGACTCAAACATTGCTTGCTTTGACTTTTTCATACTTTAACTTACCCACTTGGAGTAGATTTTCAGATATACCTGCTTTTTCTTATTGCAGTAGCGGCATCTTCGATAAGCCCTGCCTTTAAATCCGCTGTAGTCATATTTGTGGATACCGAAAAAGCAGAGTATATTATTTATTATTGTCATGGCTTTTTGTTTTTGGAAGGTTGTCAGTTAGTATCAATCATCTTCTGATTCTTCACCTAAACCGAGTGTCAGAACCAACCCTTTGCCTTGAGCAAGTTCTTCTAAATCAGTAAGAAACTGTTCATACTCATCTTCAGGAATCCCATATATTTTTACATTAACATCCCATTTTTTCATCTTCTTTCCTTAATTAATACCTCGCCTTTCGACCAAGTTGCAATTTGTCTTCTCTTTTATTCCATTCAGCCTGAACTATCCGCTTCAATTTTTGCTCCAGCCCCATATCTTCAATAGCCCTAATCAACTTATCCTTTCCATTTTCTCTCAAACCTAAATCATCAGCATCTATCCATGACCCAGATTTCCAGTGCTTCTGTTCCAACAGAAAACTGACCATCGAACCAATATCATCAACACCCATGTCATAATAAATGTCAAACTCTATATCCCTCAATTTTCCGGTTACAGAGTTTTTGTCCATAGAGCATCTAGTGCTCACCCCTGTCTTACAACCTAAATCTTTTATTGAACCTATCTTTGATAAATAAGGCCGGACGTGAGAATAAAAATAAGGAGCCTCACCACCAGAAGTAACCCACTTAGCTTGGCCAAACATTGGATTCATTCTCTGCCTTAATTGCTGAGTCAAAATAAAAACAGAATTGGTATTGGCCACCAGATCATTTATCATCCTTAGAATCTGGCCTGTTATTTTGGCTTTTTCAGCATTAAACGATCCTGCTATCTTATTCGCTGCCTCCGGGCTTTTTGCTGCGGCTAGTGCTCTCTTAAGCTCCTTATCTAATTCTTCATCAGAGCTAAAGGAATCAAGCGAATCAGCGATATAAATAAAAGGCTTTCCTTCTTTCTTCAGCATCAACATTCTATTTCTTAAATCTTGAATAGTTGTTGAGATTCCTGATTCATCTAAATGATTTTGTAAATCTTTATAAAGTAATCCGGATGGGGTCATCAATCGATCAGTAAGGGGTGGAAAGAGTTTATTGAAGTGAAAGTCACAGCGCCTTTCTACATCATCGTAAAATAAATTGTATTCGTTAAATCTTGAATCAAGACAAGCCTCACAAAAGGTACTCAGGACCAGAACTGTTTTACCAGCAGAAGATTGTCCAGGTAAGGTTGAGATTCTGCCTAAAGGCCACCCGCCATTAACACTGTCGGACATAGCAAGATTTAGCATTGTCGACCCAGTAGAAAGAAAGGAGTTGGTTTTCTTTTCCCTTTCAACTCTCCTAATTCTTCTTTTCATTTGCTCATCAAGAGGTGTATCTTTTTTAGTGGCTTCTGGGGCTTTCGTTCTTCGTGATCGTTCCATGAGTAACCTTTTAATTTGTTTCGTTCGTTATTTTTCCACTGTGGATATATTTCATATATTTCTCCGGCAGGATGTACCACTTCCCGCCTTTACCACCAAGTTGGAAGCCAAGTTTATACTCTTGACACCACTTGATAAGCGTTGGCAGGCTCACCTCTATCCCTACAACTGCCGCCTTTTCAATGGCTTTAGTTGTACTCCAATATTCTTTTTTCTTTGGCATTTATCTATTCCTTCTTTTTCCAAATTTAAACTGTGGCCAGGCTCTTTTTATAGCTTTAGCCAATTCACTTCTGTAGTTACAAGTCCACTGTGGACACCAAACCTCTGCTGTAAATCTAGCGAGCGCTGCTTCAAGTAAACTATCATAATATCCAAGGAATAAAAGTTTACCATCAACCCTTATTTGACTAAGCCACTTTTTCTTTTCCTCACCCCAAGTCACCCCTGGAAAACCAGAAGTGTTAGAACTATATACTTTCATATTTTGCAAATTACATACTCTTGTGACATGCCTAAGATTTACCCACCTATTATCATCACGTATGCCATTTTTATGATCAATCTGATATTCCGGCCAATATCCTTCCATATAGAGTCAAGCAAGACGATGGGCTCTATACCCTTCATTATTAACTGTAATAATAACATATCCATAAGGATTAGCACGCCCAGCAATTTCACCTACTTTTACACTATTGCAATTACTAATTAATCTGGTAAATATCCCTGTGTCTGGATCATAATGGAGTTGCCTTTTTAGTTCGCTCTGGGTTAGGTTGTTTTTCTTTTTATACATAGCTTTTTCTTTAATTTGGGGGTAGGGCAAAATATCTACCCCCAAATTTTTATTATTTATAATTAATACTCTGTAACCTTTTATTTCTTACCGCTTTTTCCCTTTAGCTTCCAATGCTTCTTGTTCATCCTTACACGTCTCCCATATCTCACAGTCGTCACAAACTTCATCAGTATCGCAATCAGTACCAAACATTAAACCGTGAGGGCAACCGTTATCATCCGGGCCTTGCTCGTCTTCTTCCGGCTCAGGCTCAGGTTTTCTTCTTGACCGTTTTGGTTTTTCTTCAGGTTCAGGCTCATCGTCTTTCTCTTCAGCCTTTGTTCTTCTGGTTCGTTCTCTGCCTTTTGGCTTTTCTTCCGGCTCATCTTCTTCTTTCTTTCTGGATGATCTGGAAGGCCGACGAGTTTCTTCTTCCTCCGGCTCATCATCTTCAGCACCGATAAAGCCATGAAACTTCTTATACAACTCATCATAGGTAAGGATGCGCAGGCAGGCATCAAAATCTACTGCCTCATCAATCAACTCATCCGGTAAATCATCACGCTCTTCAAAGTCGATTCGGGCAATCTCGGGAAACTTATTACCGGCAAAAGAACCTTGATCAAAACGGGCGATAATGGAAAGACCATCCTGGACATCCGCATAGAACTTTCCGTCAAAATTCCGTTCACTCTGGACCACTTCTTCATCATCCAGCATAAAACCGAACATGTGAGGAGACATTTCAAAGATTTGGATACCTTTATCTTCATCGTCGTGATCCAGGATATTAAAGAGCTGCCGTTGCTTTGGCTTTAATTGATCAGCCAAGTCAGGATCGTTACCGCTTTTAATCAATGCAGCCCTGTACTCGCAGATAGGGCAACGTTTTTCTGTACTCTGAGCGGTAGAGGCCAGACAAATAAAACTCTTTCTGTCTTGCCCTTCTCCTACAGTATGCCGCCAGTAAGTACATTCGTGCCACAACTCACCGGGAGTTTGAAAAGGGTGATTGTCGATACTTACTTCATAAGGAATAATTGAGAAGAAGTTTTCACCCTTAACCCCTTTACCCATCTTCGGTTTGAAAAACTCAATCTTGTCCGGTAGGTCTTTTAGAGTATCTAACCCGCCACTTGACCTTTCTTTGCTTTCTGCAGCCTGCCGGGCTTTATCCCGAATAGATGCTCTTTGCTTTCCTGCTACTTTCCCACGTCTTGCCATGTTGTTTTCTCCATGTTGAATTAGAATTTTAATACTGCAAGAGGCAGGATTCGAACCCGCAATTATCATATGCTAATTATAGAGGGTTTTCATTACTCGGCGCCAGTCAAGCTACCCGTACAACAGCGGCCATCTCTGCCCTCCGGACTCCTGTTCATTACTAACCGATCTATAGCGTCTACCAATTCCGCCACTCTTGCATTGTACTTTCACCCAAAAAGCCCGAATGGAATTAACCATATCGGGCTATCCCTTTCTCGGCATATACGTCGTTTCGGGATTAAACAAACACATTGTTTAAAATGTCTTTTTAGTGGCTATTGCCTATATCGATGTTTTCGAATCTCTATTTCCTTCTTCGCCTCCTTACGAGTTTTCCACTGGCCTTTTCACGGGCCAGAACGGTTTGTTCCTCCCTCTTCTTACTGGATTCACCAGCAAGATCCCGTGGCTCAGATGGCCTGGCAAAGTAATCGGCCATGGCAAGTCTGGTCAGGTTCTCAATCATATCTTTTCTTTGGCGCATTGCAAAACAGGCAGCAGAAGCTATATTTTGTTCATATTCTGCTTTAATCAATTCCTCCTTGGCTTCGATATGTTTGGGGTGGTTTCGATAATACGCTTCAACAGCTTGAGCATTTTTTAATGTTTTATCTTCTGCTGCCTGCAATATAAGTTCTGACCGGATTACCTTTATTTTCTCCCAGGCCAGTTGGTATTTGTTTTTTGCTTCCGCTTCCGCTTTTGAATACTGGTAAAACAGAGATGCTTGCCTGAGTGATTCTACATCAAGCGCCGATGGGTCAATTTCAATGTCTTCTTCGTAATTCATAATTTATTCTCCGTCTAATTTTGCAGCCTTAAACCTTCTTATTAACTCATGAATGTGTACTCGTAAAACTGACTCGGTATAACTTGAAGGAATTTGGAAACCATAATATTCAGAATTACCTTCTTGAGCAAGAGAGGTTTCAATAATATACAGAAGAACATCATCATTAAACAGAGGTTCTAAAATCCTCCGGTCATATGAGTTCATCCTCATTTCTTTATATTCTTCAAGGGTAATCGGAGAACCATCTAAATAAACTCTGATCATCGTTTTCTCTTGAACATGGAGATAGAAATTTTTCTCACGTTCTTTCGACCGTTCTTTTAGGAATTTAAATGTCATTTCGTTCTCCTTCTTCTAAATCTAAATTCTGGCCACTCTGCTTTGATTGCCTTGGCCAGCTCCGAGTTATAATCACATTTCCACCGAGAACACCACACCTCAAAAGTGAATCTGGCCAAAGCAGCCTCAAGAGAAGTTTTGTAATACCCCAAATGAATTTTCTTACCGTTTACTTTTATATGAGCATTCCACTTTTGATGAAATCCGTTATATGTAACGCCAGGGAAGCCAGAAGTATTGCGACTATTAATTTTCGGCATGTTCTTTACCCAATCTTCGATAAATATCTTTCATCTTTTCAAATAAAGATATCCTGTCATTTTTATCCTTAATAAGGTCAACAGGCAGATTCAAAAAGGCTTCTGTGGTTTTTACCCACACAATAAATTCAGTTTTTTCATTAGGAACAATTAAATCATAAATTACACCTTTATAATCTATGTAATAATTACAAAAAAGATGATCATCTGAATAACCATCATTATAATTTATGCCACATCCCACAAGATCAGCAAAATGCTCATTCCAAACATCTGGGGAAATAATATAGTCACGATCAGATTTTGATGATGTTGAAACTCCAAAAACAGAAGAGCCAGTCGGGACACCAAGTCGACGAATCTTTTTAATTATATCTATCATTCTCTAACCCCAAAGTCTTATGGCTTAATCATTGGTGGGCGCGGAAGGAATCGAACCTTCGACTAGTCGGTTATGAGCCGACTGCTCTACCGCTGAACTACACGCCCTTAATTTTAAATGATGAGAGGCAGGATTCGAACCTGCATGTAAGGGCTACTACTGATCCGGATTTACGGCAATTCGCTCCACTTACAGGGTTGGCTATTTCACCAGCACCTTACGTCTACCAATTTCGCCACTCTCACCAAACTTACTCTCCGGCCTCCAAAGCCTCGTAGCAAGCCAATGTTAAACCGGCTCGGCCGCTATCATAAAACGGTTCACGGAAAGAATCCAAAACCAGATATGCTTGAGGATCACCATCATTCAATAAAACAGTTGAGGCCCACCCCAAAACACTTCTCCTGATCGATTCCTCCGGCTCTTTCTCCAGTCCTTTTAAAATTGAACTTACTTCTTTCCACGACTTACCAGCAATCAAAGCCCTACACAAATCAATACTTTGACTTTCTACTTGAGCAGATTGCTTGGCGGCCCTCAGCATTTGTCTTTCCGGCAAGTCGATTATCTTTTCCAGGATAGTCAATGCTTCTCGTGGCCGCCCCAAACTATCTTTGGCAATCTGCTCAAGCACCTCTTGAGGGATATCTTTTCCCGCTACTTTACTCAACAACTCGGTAATCTGCTTGGTTGATAGTGGCCTGACTTCGTAAGTAGAGCATCTACTTTTGATGGTGGTTAAGATATTTTGTGGATCGGTCGAGCAAATAAAAAAGTATACGTGCGAGGGTGGTTCTTCCAAGATTTTTAATAGAGCATTCTGTGGTTTGTTTTTAGGGCTGTTGCCACCTTCACCAAATAGATGAAACTCATCTAGGATCCATCCTTTATTTCCGCCATTACCCAAAAGAGATGCTGTTCTGGCTTTCCTGATAATCTCCCGAGCATCTTCCAGGGTTCTTTTGTCCGAGCAATTAATTTCCTTCAAGTCAAATCCGGTAATACCTAAATTGGCCGCGGCTATCCTTGCTAGTGTCGTTTTTCCGCAGCCAGAATCGCCCGTAAATAGATAGCTGTGTGGCCGGGATTCTTTAGCCAGGGTATTCTTTAAAGCCTGTACTGTAGAGCGGTTACCGATAAAGTTTTCCAGTGAGTCAGGACGGTAGTCGAGATGTAATGGCATTTACTTTTCTCCAAATAATACATTTTTCAGCTCGGCAAGTTTAACCAATTCCTCTTTTAGTCTTCTGCGAAAGCAATCTTCGAGTGATTCTGCTGGCTCATCATCTTCATCAAGTAATCTTGTTTCTTCCTCTGATGACCAAAGTTGAATATCTTGGAAAGTAACAATAAATATATTTCCATCTGTTTTTAATACCAAACAGTATTGACCATCATCATAACCAATATTTTCTTGGATATTATCAGTAATGTTTTCTACAGCTTCCAACAAGTTTGTTATGTTTTCCATTTTTACTTTTCTCCAGTTGTTTCTAAAATAATCGTTTAATATTTTTTATAAACTTTATACTTATTATATACCCTAAAGTCAGTTTCATTAAGGCAAAATCTTAAAATATAAAAAATTTCTTATACTTCCTCAAATCTTCATCAGTAGTCACATAATCAGGATCAAATGCCTTCACGCAATTCAGTATGTTCATGGTCTTTTCATCAATCCCGTTTATCTTCTTGTTCTCATCAGGTAAAGTAAAGAAACTCTTGACACGTTTCTTTTTTTCTTTGAACTTGGCAATCTTCTCTGCTGTTACATCTCCAACCCCTTTAATGGATATAAACGGGGCAAACAGATTCTTCTTGTTGTCGCAATTCCACTTTAAAGGATGGGAGATACCAATTTTAGGCAGGTTGATCTTCAAACCTAATCTCCTGGCCTCTCGAATATATTCGACGTTTTTATCTTTGTTACCGAGCGTCAGACAGGCCGTTATAAACTCGGCTGGGTAGTACGTCTTGCTAAACATATCATAATACGTGATCATGGAATATGTCACAGAGTGGGATAGGTTGAATGAATACGATCCTGACTCTGACATCATGTTCCAAATCTGAATTGCTTTATCGTCTGATACAGTTTTATTATTTTTACAGCCTTGAAGAAATTCCTCTTTATATTTATCAAAAGCAGCGTGCCCCATACTCTTGCCCATAACTTTCCTGATTTTATTACAAGTGGCCATAGGGATTCCAGCCAACTGGTTAACCACCTTCATTACCTGTTCTTGATAGACAATAACTCCAAATGTCTCTTCAGTTATCTTGTCGAAGATAGGATGAATCTTTTCAACCTTTTCCTTTCCCCTTTTCCTTTTAGAATATGATTCAGTCATTCCTGATTGCATTGGGCCGGGCCGCCATAAAGCAGTTACAGCGTAAATCATAGCAAAGTTTTCAACACCAAGCTCCATACAATAACTGGTCATTCCATGGGTGCTTATCTGGAAAGCCCCTGTGGTATGGCCTGCAGTAATCTCAGCAAATACTTTAGGGTCATCAAAAGTCAGTTTCTTGTAATCAATATCAACATTATGGTTCTGCTTGATAAGTCTTTTAGTCTCATTTAAGATGGTCAAGGCAGATAATCCCAGCACATCTAATTTCATCAGGCCACAATACTCCGCATTACGCATATCCCAATTGGCCACAATATTTCCTGACCTAGACACTAGATTACAGTTGTATCCTTCTCTCAGATCATTTTTAGAAATACAGATACCCGCTGCGTGCTGGCCGCAATTATGAGCGATTATCTTATTACAAACAAAATTATGATTTTTACTTTTCATCTCTATATCGTATGTCATTTCTTTGCCGACATATTCAAAAGAAATTGTTTTTGCCCATCCAATAGTTTTTAATGGATTTACTTTGTGTATTTCTTGATCGCTTATTTCCCAATGTATTTTATGATGACAATCGATACAAGTGGCTAATAAATTTGATTCATCATTATTATATACATCCAAATCAATATGATGAATCTCTTTTGTCGGAGAAGAGCCACAAACTTCGCAAGTAATATTCTCTGCTCGATATTTATTCACAAGAGAATATCGACCATGTTTAAATGATCTTTTTGATATTTGTTTTTTAATTTTTTCACTTTTAGACGGATTGTTTTCTTTCATCCTGATCGAATGAACCATAATCCCTGGATGATCTTCTTTCTTTAATCCTTTATTCCATGCTACTTGCGCCCCTTTTAACCCCTTGTTCCAAGGTATACCATTAGTCGCAACGTATTCACCAATTTTTATATCTCCTGCTTTTTTCCACCCATCTTTTGTCAAGAGTTTATGATCAGCAGTCAATCTTATTTTTCTTCCTCCATTATTAGTTACAAGATCATAAACCTTTTTTATTCCAGTCTGCCAAATATCTACGATGTCGTCAAAAAATAGAATGTTTTTTGTTAAATCATACGCTCTGGCTTTACCTCTATATTTTTCTGCATATAAATGTTTTATCTTTTTTACCCTAACTCTATCTCCATTAGGTAAAATCAAACGACAATCACCACTAATACAACCCCTGATCTGTCCTTCTATCGACTTAGCAACATCCGTAACTTCAGGATATTTTTTGCCGAATCGTTTTAACTCCGAACTTACAACGATAGATCTTTCAATTTGGCCGTTTTCCTTATCGTCAAGCATCGATTTAGCTGCAGTGTTTACTTCCACTAGGGGAACATCGAAAACTCTGCTAACGTCCCTTAAAACGCCTTTTCCTTTCATGGTCAGAAAATTAGATAAGCCGGACACATTAAACTCGCCATATTTATCACAGAGATACTTTCTGACCTCACCTCTTTTAATATCCTCAAAATCCATATCGATGTCCGGCAAATCTTCACGCTCTTCAGAAACAAATCTAAAAAACTCTGTGCCATAAATAAGAGGGTCACAGTCAGTGATAAACAGCAAATATGCAATTAAACTTCCACCTACGCTGCCCCTTCCTGGCCCGGTCATTATCCCTTCCTTCTCACACCACTTGATCAGATCCCAGACAATTAGAAAATATCTAGTAAACTTCTTAGCGATAATCAACTTCATTTCCATATCGATTCTCTCTCTATATGGAATAAGCTCATCAAAAGTTTTATCTTTTAACCGCAACCTCAACCCTCTGTGGATTCTGTTTTCCAGAAAGGTTATTTCGTCTTGCTCAGAGGGAAAATTTTTAATACTCGGCAAATATACCTCTTGCTTTTCTATTCTAAAATTCTCACACAGTTTGGCCACAGTTACTGTTCTTCTGATAGCTCTTTTTATTTGGTGGTCCATCAAACAACCCTGCTCCTGAAAAGCCTCAAACATCTGCTGTTCTGATTTTAAAAACAGCCCACCACAGTTAAATTTCCATCTATCCTTATCTAGCCACTTCTTTTTGGTTTGAATCGCTAGGAGCACTTCCTGGTGCTTTGTAGCTTCTGAGGTAGGATAGTGGATATCGTTGGTAGCTACTATTTGAAGACCAAGTTTTTTAGAAAGAGAAATGGCTAGTTTGTTTATTTCTATTTGCTCAGGTATTTGATGTGGCATTACTTCAAGGAAAACACGATCTTTGCCGATAACCTTAATATAATCCCTGAGCATATCCGCGCCATTATCTTTCTTGATAAAAGACATGGAGCAGGCAGAAAGGACGACAAGCCCTTCAATGTGACTTAATAAAGTTTGATGGTCTATCCTGGGGCGATAATAAAACCCGTCTATATTGGCGATGGTCAGGAGTTTTAAAAGATTTCTCCAGCCTATTTGGTTTTCTACAAGCAGGGTAATATGATATCTGGTTTCCCCTTTATTTTTTACATAAAGGTCGTCGACCAAATACATCTCGGCGCCAATAAGCGGCTTGATTCCGGCATCGAGGCATTGCTTTTGATGTTCAATCGCTCCGTCAATATTGCTGTGATTTGATAAGCATAGCCACTCCTGACCTAGCTCTTTGGCCATAGCGGCATATTGTTTAGAGGTGCCGACTCCATCAAGAACAGAATATTCATTATGGACATGTAGATGTGCAAAGGTCATATATTAATTCCTAATTTGTTTTCTGATTCCCCAACTTTCTTGATATTCTTTTTGTAATCTTCCCATAAAACTGAATTGAAGATAGCTTTATGATTTACCCATCTGCAAAAATCCAGTTGCTCTTTTGATGGCTTAAGTTTTCCATTTTTATCTCTATATGGTTGTGCAAATGGGTCTAAATATAATGATTTTAATAACCTTATTCTTTCAATTGCATCGGAGATATCTTTTACAAGAACATAACAAAAATACTTTCTTGGGGTGGCGTTATTCCACCTTAAAAGAGATACAGCATTTATTATATGCGGAATTTGAGATACAGTGTCACAAGCAAGACGGATAGGATTTAGCCAATTAATCTTGCTTAATAGTTTAGCAATATTTTTATCAATTAATCTTGAATCGAGACCTTGATTAAAATCTATTTTCAATTTTAGCTTTATTATTTTTTCAATTTGAGAAATTCCAAACTCACTTGCTAAAACATTGTTATCCATTAGAATAACATTTTGATGCCTAGCAAATTCATCTATATCAGCGTGCTTTTTAATATACCCCTCTTTCTCCGGGACAACACACCAAGAACATTTGTTCGGACAACCCCTAGTTAAAAATCCATAGCTCTGTTTACAACCATATAAAGAGTAGTCTGGACAAATATGTTCAATCTCGTCTGACAACCATTCGTTACTATTATATCCAGTCCCGCCTTTTATTGTATTTTTAGGGAGTTTATTATTCGATTTAGTCCAGGTAAAAACTTTAGATGAGAAAACCTTGTCATATTTTTCCAAAGGTGAAAACCATTGTACAATATCACCTTTGGACTTATGAAATGCCGAAATCTTCATTAATGCTAGGTTAGGATATCCACTTTTCATTTCTGAATCAAACAAACCGATTTTCATTTCACCCCATGTTTTTCAATCCAATTACTCTTAACTAAATATTCAGACAAAGCATTTTTCCCAACCCACAAAGCAGGATTTACCACATCCTCTTGTTTCATATCGAGAAGATTAAAATCAATGTCTGTCTGAACATTAACAATGGTCTTATTAATTATATTCAGCAACTCCCGGTTGGTGTTACTCTTTTTCCATACAACCGCCCTTTTGTTCTGCCAGCACATCGCTAAAAACGGTACTTTGTGGATTCTGGTAAAAGTCAGAAGTAACGGCTTAAACCTCAACACTTCCTCAAAGTATACCGTCACTTCTTCTTTTGTTTCCAGGATCAGAATAAGATCAGTATTCATTATGATGGTTCCATATCCCATCAAATCCGGCATCTGTACTATCTAACTCTATGCCAGTAGAACCAAACCCATTGGCTCCACGCTCTGTCTCATCCAGAGAATTAACCAATTCGAATACAGGGGATTCGTGCTTTAAAATAATAATTTGAGCTATCCTGTCACCAGGCTTAAACTGAACAGGAAAATCACCAAAGTTGTGAAGATGAATTTTTATTTCACCACGATAGCCAGAATCGATAATGCCTGCGCCTACCTCAATCCCGTGTTTAAAAGATAAGCCAGAACGAGAAACTACTTTGCCGACATATCCTTTAGGGATGGCCATCGATAACCCAGTGCTGAATTGAGCTGATGTATGGCCGTAAATAACTTTTTCTTCGTTGGTGGATATATCGTAACCTGCATCACCTTCTTTAGCAGGAACAAGTTGATACGGGCCTTTATATTTTATTTTCATTGGTTTAATAACTGTCTTATCTTCATCAGACTCTATGTGTTTTAAATATCCTAATATGCTAGTCATTTATCATTCCTTTATTTTATTTTCATTATTCTACAACCTCCAAAGCCACCACATGGCGGAAAGAATCAGACTCAAACAAAATCCGGTTGTCACTCACCACCCCTTTATCAACAGTAGATAGAATCTGGATAAGGTACTGAGGATTAATATTGAATTGGATAGCCGACCCGGAATGTTTAACCCGCATACTTTCTTCCAACCAGCCGCTATCCCCTTCCGCCCTCACTTTCAAAACTCCTTTGTCACTGATAGAGATTTCCACCAGCTTCTCCTGATCAAAATCGGCCTCAATAAATATTCCTGCCCGATCCATCATATCTTTTATCTCAGCAGGAAAGACTAATTCCTGGCCATCAACTACAAACAGCTCGTCCAATTCGGGGAATTTGCCCGCCATGGTTCGACAAGAGAATATAGAGGTACCATCAAGATCAAAGTGGAGCCAGCCACCATTAAAGGCATAAGCAATAATCTTCCCATAACTGATAAGGGGCTTGGCTGCTTCTGCGGGAATAAGGATTGGTGGGTCGAAATAATCTTTATCAAGATCACACTGGGTGGCCCTTTCCGAATCAGTACTTTCCACGATAGCTTGGTCACAGTTGATAACAGTCAATATTTCCCGGCTCATATCCTTAGAAGTAGAGAAGACCACCGAGCGGAGAATCTTATCAAACTTTTCAGGCAGTTCAACAAATAGTTTGGGTATTTTGATTTCCTCTATCGGCATGTGAATTTCCGCTTCCAGGCGAATCCCGGCTTTGATCTTGCCGTTTTTGATTAATAACTCATTGTCGGTAAATTCCACGTCACACTCATCCCCTTTTAACTTGCCGATCAGGGCTTGTAGTTCTTTGGCACTTACTGCCCCTTTAACTTTCTTTAGCGGGAATGGAGTGCGAACGGAGATATCGTCGTTGTAGGTGAAAGCCATACCATCCTGAAAGGCAAACATATTGGATTGGTCGGTGGTTTCTTTTCCTCCGGATAAACCAGGCTTTAGAATACTGAGTACCTTCTTCAAATCTTCAATTTTCACTTTCATTTTCTCTCCGTTTAAATAAACTTTTTAAAATATTGGATAGTCATTAAAAGTCCTTCTTCGAGTTGTATTCTTGGCAGCCACCCTAATATGTCACTGGCCAAAGAAATATCCGGACATCTTTGAGTAGGGTCATCTGAAGGAAGGTTAAGGAAATTGATTACAGAACTGGATCCAGTCAGCTCAACAACTTTCAATGCCAACTCCTCGATAGTAAATTCTACAGGATTCCCAAGATTAATTGGTCCAGTAAATGACTTGTCAGTATCATCCATCAGCCTTACAAAACCCTCAATTAAGTCATCAACATAACAAAAAGACCTGCTCTGCAAACCATCACCATAAATAGTAATGGGCTTATCCTGAAGAGCCTGGATAATAAAATTAGAAACAACACGGCCGTCATTAAAACTCATTCGAGGGCCATATGTATTAAATATCCTGGCCACCTTAATTTCCATATTGTGCTGCCTTTTATAATCAAAGAAAAGAGACTCAGCACATCTCTTTCCCTCGTCGTAGCAAGACCTGATTCCGATAGGGTTAACATTCCCCCAATAATATTCTACTTGAGGGTGAATAGACGGATCACCGTAAACCTCACTGGTGGAAGCCTGAAATATTTTAGCCTTAGTTCTTTTGGCAAGACCGAGCATATTAATAGCCCCGAGCACTGCTGTTTTAGTAGTCTGGACCGGGTCAAATTGATAGTGAATAGGAGAAGCCGGGCACGCAAGGTTATATATCTCGTCGATTTCCACATATAGTGGAAAGGTGATATCGTGCCTTAGAACCTCAAAATAAGGATTAGGGAGCAGATGTGCAATATTTGCTTTGCCTCCAGTGAAGAAATTATCAACCGCTATAACTTCATGTCCATCATTTAAAAGTCTCTCACAGAGATGAGAACCGAGGAAACCTGCCCCACCAGTTACTAAAACTCTTTTTCCATATGATTTCATTCTTAATTCCTTTTAAAAGTTAAATTCTGGCCAAGCAACTTTTATTGCCTTGACTAACTCACTCCTATAATTACAAGTCCATTCTGAACATTGATCTTCTACAGTAAATCTAGCTAGAGCAGCTTCGAGTGGATTATCATATGAGCCAAGATAGTTTTGTTTTTTATTAATTGTTATCATAGATATAAATTTTTTACCATTTTCGCTCAATGTAACACCAGGAAAACCAGTATTATTTTTTTTATAAACCATTTGATTTTGCATATTACATGATCGTGTAGCATGTTGTAATTCAGACCACCTATTATCGTCTCTAATCCCAAATTTATGATCCATATCATATTCAGGAAAATACCCTTCCGTATATAAACATGCTAAACGGTGAGCTAGGTACTTTTTGCTATTAATGCTAATGGCTATATATCCATTAAAATAACAACCTGCAATATCTCCAACTTTTACTCCGCCACCATTACTTACCAGCCTAGTAAATATACCAGTATTAGGATCATAATGGAGTTGCCTTTTCAACTCTGCCTGTGTAAGTCTTTCTTTCATCATTTCGATTTAACTAGCGTCATACCATATTCATTCTGAGTTTTGGTAGGTACTATGCCCTCTTTTAATATCAATCTGTTTCTTTTAAATTTTGAGTAATCGACGTTGTGATGCCAATGACCAAACTTCCAAGTTACAGTAACCTCATCAGGGTGTTGTTTTTGAAGAGATTTGGCAAAAGAAAGCCGGTGGTCACCAGTATTATACACATTATCTGTATTTCCACCCTTCATCGCTCCTTTTTTATCACCAGCACCTTTATATGTCTGTAACTTATTCATTAATAAAGCTCTAAACAATACCGTGCAATACCCATCTTTCAATAACCGGAGGCTGAGGTCAGTATCCTCATTGTATCTCCCTCTCCATCTATGAGGCAAATTAGTATCAAGGAGAATACAAGAATATATTCGGCTATTTAAGAGGAATGGAGTTGATTTAGGCATCCTATCAGGCATAAAAGCCTGATCATGTGGACCAGCCATAGCAATATTTTCATATCTGTCAACGAAGTCTTCCATGGCTCTAAAGAATCCACCGCCACGAACTTGAAGCCTTCGATTATTATTACACCGAACAAAATTCCCAATATTATCATCTAAAGTCCAGTGCCTTTTAAATTCTCTTTCTTTGGCCCAATCCCAGATATAATTTCTTGCAGGAACAGACCCTTTGCCAAGATCGTGAAAAGGCATCACCACGACGTTTTCTTCCCCGAGGTGATCTATATACTCATCACCTTCTGTTTCCTCTACAAAGAACTTATATGAGATTCCAAGAGCATCTAATACCTTCCCTGTAGTTTGAACATCAGCCCTACCTTTACTTGGAATGCAAATAGGGTATCGGCTATCTGTTGGTTCACCGATATACTCAAACTGAGCGCTTTTTAACCTTTCCTGAGGAGGCCACCAAGTAGAATCAGATTTATGAGTAACCCTAATTCCAAGTTTCTTTGCAAAGTCCTGAACATCTTCCTTAGTCATAAAGTTCATGGTTATCTGATATTTCGGGGTGGCGTCTTTCATCTCAAATTCCGGCATACCCCACCAAATATTTTTCCAATCCGGTTCTACATCAAATAAGTTTACACACTTGATTTCTCTGGTGGGTCTGTTCTTGTTTAAGTCTTCCATCTGATATTTATCCAAGAAGGTATAGTTTATAGAAAAATAGGGATGCCAGAAAATATCCAACACCCCTATTTTGTTTTCGAAACAGCATTAAGCAGAATTACTTAGAACTACTTTACGAACTTGCGGTTGTATGCATAGAGGGCGTTGCCGATTACTCGGTACGGCTTTTCCGGGAACTTTTCTTTGGCCTGTAGAACAATTGCATCTTCGTGTTGAGTACCGAGGCCGGTTGGGATAACTGATACAAAAAAGTCATTGATACTAACAGATGATTCTTTCGGTTGCTTGGCAGGTTTATCTGCTTTTCCTTTTTTACCAGAAGGCTTTTCCGGAGCCGGAGCTGAACCGTCAAGTTTCCCAATCAAATATTCTTTGAGTTTGGCAGTATCCTTATAGAACGGCGGCGGAATCCGAATTGACCAGGCCTTGGCGATGTTCTTCAACTTCTCAACATCTTTGGTCTTTTTGACTAGGGCAATATCAGCGGCTTTGGCGGCTGCATCTTCATCACCGTTTTCTTCTTCCTGGCCGTTTTCTTCCTGCTCTTCGCCCGGCTCCTCAAAATCTGCAATACCGGCTATAGTTTCAATATCAAGGGCATTAAGGGTTTCGGCGGTCTCTTTCTGGATGGTATCGGTTGCTTCAAGTTCTTCGGCTGTCTCTGTTACTTCTGCTTTCAGCTCATCATATTCCAGTTCCAAATCAATACCTTCTTCTGGATCTGCAAACATGAAAGAGTTAAAATCTTCGGCTACAGCAATAAGCTGCTCCAGTGTCACTTCTGGCTTCGGGTTTTTCTTACTTTTTTTAGGGGCCATGGTATTTCTCCTGTTTTTAGGAATTTTCAGTTTGGTTGATGGTCAGAATAACTTTTAAAGTCATCCTCATTTGTCTTATTATAGACTTGAAATCGTGTTTCATTAAGAAATATTTCCAATTTTTTAAAAATAAATTGTTAAAAGCTGTCTACTATGGCCCTCCCTTGCGCTAAAGACTGTAGTATCGTTACGTAATTCTTCTGATCACTATCATCTTCCCTGACTGCCAACATACCTAATCTCATAACTCTTCGCAGCTTTTCTTCCGGTAGTTGGTTCAAAGTTATTGTGCCAGTTACATGGGAAAACTTACGCTTGTCTTCGCTGAAATTGCGGTAGCCCAACCACTTCAAATATTGGCTCTCTGCATCAGATTGACTGGCAGAGATAACCAAACAGTGCTTTTCCTGGGATAATCCACGCATACTGGCCCACGCCTGATTGATAGCATTCCTGTCATGATTCGGCACAATCAAGTCCATATAGTCGGTTATAATCACATCCGGAACAAAACCATCTTCGTCTTGCCATAAATTTAGCTGGTGTCTAATCTCCTCCATAGTCAGAGTATTATTGGCATACGAGGAAAGTCTCATTTTAGACTTCTTCCCCCACCTTCTATTCAACTTCTCTCCCGCCTTAACAGCATCGGTCCATACAAGCGGTGTAACCGGCTTCCTAAGAACAAACCAGGATGACCCTTTAAAAGTATACCCCTCCTCTTTATTTTTTAAGCAGTGAGTGCAAACAACGTGGTCTTTGGCTTCCTCATAAGTTAATAACTCACCCTTTTCTTTATCCTTAACTATTCCCCAAATACCGGCTCTATGAGAACAGTCACAAGAATCATCTTGATTATGCCAGCAATCTAAAATGGGAACTTTTAATTCACCACAATATCGAGGTTTATGACTTCTTCCTGTAAACCTGATCCCGTATCTTAATTGAAGTTGAGGAGTGGTCATATCCCCGGCAGAAAAGAAAGCCACATTTAAACCCGCTTTTCTGGCCCACATGGATAGTTCAATTAGCAAAAATGTTTTCCCTCGTTTTTCAGGGCCTAATAAAGTGACAAATCCATCCCTTACAAAAAGATCGTTGAGGAATTTGCCTACAGCCCCAGGGAGTCTAAAGAGCGGCTCACCTGCCGACTCAAAGGCTTTTTGCATCCCATCTCTATCAGTAAAAGGATCAATACCATTTGACTGAGGAAGGGATATTCGTTTGTACTCAAGAATTTCTTTTTGGGCAGCTGCCACATCACCCCTGCTTAATCCTTGTTTTATCCCGGCTACTTTATTGGCCAGATTTCTACTCTCGAAATGCTTCTCTGCTTGATCAAGAGTATAAGCGCTATTGAATTGCTCTGCCCTCTCATATTCGGTATTGAGGCTTAGAAGCAGGTCGGAAATAAGTTTTTCCTGGTCATCATCTAAATTGCCGTTTCTGACCTGCTTTTTGTAGATATCCTCAATGTGAATACCTGGAGCAGACTCAAATTGTTTGTAGTATTCCTGGCACCACCCGATTACAGTTAAGATGAATGGGGTTTCGATCAAGTCTGTTTTTAGGATAGGTTGAACATCCCTAATAAACTTATCGTTAACGATCATCCCCAGGAGTATTTGCCTTTCCGGATTTTCAGATACTTTTCTTCTCCTGTATGTTGTCATGGTCTATAATTTCGATCAAACTTCTTTTCACATTCTCTGCAACGAAAGATATCATCGGCAGCCAAATAGGTTTGTACTGCTCCGGGGCAGGTACAATATTCTTTCTCAGCAACAATTAATTTACATTCATCAGAAGAGGAGGATTCATCATCATCATCATCATCCTCCTCAATAACTCCTTTACAATATTGGCAACGATAAATCCGTTGTTTATAGTCATAATATATGCCTTTTGATTCAGAACACCCACAATAGCCTGATGAAACAACTACTGATGCTATTTTTCTATCGTTAGGTATTTCAATATCATCGGTATTTACTGGATGCTTCAGAAGGATATCCCTATCCAAAATCACTTCTTTTAAATTTTTATTTCCTTTTGCAATTACTTGGCAGACAGGACAATCACAAAGAAGATTGTCAAAATGGCTTGGTTGTTTCTTCTGTTCTTCAACCGTTTCTTTATAATCCTTCTCAAAAATAGCCTGCCGCAAATATACAACCAAATCAAGCGCTTCCTGATAAGCATCAATCAAGACATTCCGACCATTAAAAGGTTGGAGTCTTGTTCCATATTTTTCTTTCCCTTTCTTGTCTCTTTCAATTATATCCGCATACACAAGATCCCAGACAGCAGGGAATTTATTTTTAATCGGTGCTGGTTCATGTTCATTTAATTTCTTAGAAATCATTTCACTTTATCTCCCAGGTCAAGTTCTTCTCCAAGAACTATTGATTTGTGATCATCGATTATCGGAGCATGTCTGATGTCTGCCCGTTGTCTTGAGCTAAAAGTTCTTTTCAAATATTCTTTTGCTGCTATCAAGCCTTCATCTGGCTTGATACCGATTTTCTTTTTTAGACCAGTAAAGAGGCCCCCAAAATAGATTTCCTTTGTTTTCTTTTCAGGGGCTGGTTTGGGTTTAGGGGGTTTGTCGACAATAACAACGTTGACATCCACTCCACGAAATGTTCTCGTTACCGTTCTCTTATTGCCGTCATCTTTCATTTATTTCCTTTCCCTCCTTTTACTATCTATGTATTAAATAATTTTTTCCAAATTATCAGTGAGATTACCGAGTATCTGAAATACTTTTCTCTGGTCGATGTTTGAATCCATATTATATCCAAAATGCTTATCTATTTTGTTGATTGCCTTTCTGTAACAATCAAGTTTCCTATTTGATGATTCTAATGCATTTGCTAATTGTTCGTAAGTTGGGCACCTACCATATTTATTACAACTTCCTCCATCTTCATTCCCTGGTGTTGAATACCTAACTGGCCTACCACAACCACATTTACCTTTCATTTACCCCTCCTATCTTTGTGTGTTCGTCTGTCTGCTCCGCTTAATTTGATGATTTTACACATTCCTCTTATCCTGCTGGTAATCCTATCATCCCCGAGTTTGTCTGCCAATTCATCCAGATCAAAGTTTGAGGTAATAATTGTTGTCCTGATATTCTCGTATCGCTGATTAATGATTAGGTACATAGTCTGAAGCGCCCATTCTGACGTTTTCTCGACTCCGAGATCGTCAAAACAGAGCCAGGGTATAGAAGAGTACTTCTCGACTAAAAAACGCTCGTCCTGGGCCTGCTCCGGGCTATTATACGACTGTCTAATGTTGAAAAGCAGCAAGGAAACGTTTATCCAGGCAAATTGATTGAAGTTGGTTGGTGTGGCATTCATCATCTCAGCATACATAATCTTGGCAGCAAGATGGCTTTTACCAGTTCCTTGCTCCCCATGAATGAAGGTACTGCTTTTGAACGCACATTCCGGGTCATATTCCTTGGAGATATTTTCGATGATTACCCGTGGCACTTCGGCAGGTAAAACTTTGTCAGGGGCAAGAGCCGCCAATGCTCTTTTTTTTCGACATTGTAGACAGAGCGGAAAAACATCTCCTTTCAGTTTGATATCGCAATCTTTGCATCTGGTCATAGCATTTCTCCTTATAAAGAAAACGGAAGACCCGTTTTTGAGTATATCAGGTTCCCATCTTTGTCGGTTTCCACTTCTTCGGTTTCTGTTCCAGCGTATTTCTTGGGTTTTACTTTGGTGCCGTTGCCTGGGCTTGTTCTGGATCTTGTTTTTGGTTCTTGCCTGGTCATTGCTGATTCAAGTTTATTGAATTTAGTGCGGAAGGATTCAGCAGAGAAACATTCCGGGACAAACTCTTCACCTATATGATCGGCGTACCAGTATAACACTTCCCAAATGCGCGGAATCGGAACTTGGTCAATCTCATTTAGTTTACGGAAATGGGTGGGCCATTGATGGGTGCGGGTGCCCAGGGTTATTTTATTTACAGACGAAACAGTCTCTTTCAGGTTTTCAGAGAAGCGGCTATATATTCTTTTTACAGAACCAGCTACTTTTTTAGTTTCAGAGGTTTGGTTACCCCCTGAATCAAAAGAATTAGTATTTTTTTCTTTCAGAGAGATATCTTTTAAGTCCTTTACTGTCTTTTTACTATTTACTGTCCTTTTATATTGGACTATAGATTTTTGGCTTACTCCGGACTGTATATTTTTTATATACTCGGGAGAGGCCACTTTTCTAAATATACCTCCCTCTGGATTATAGAATTGATCATTGAAATGATTCTCATCTGATAGTGGTGTTGGATAGTCTTTTTCCTTTATGATTATATCGTCAATACTGTTAAGTATATACTTGTATGGCTGATGAGAAAGGCGTGCTTGCCCTTTTGGGGCTATAACCTGAATGAAGTTGTATTTCTTGAGGATACGTAGGTGGGTCTTGAATGTCTGAAGAGATATCCCAATATATTCCGCCCAATCGTCTTGTTTCATATTGGTGAATACTTGTTCTTCTCTTCCTGCACAATACCGTTTGAATGTGCTAAGGATAGTAAATGCTGTTGGTCCTATTATTCTGATATAACGGTCAATGATTGCATTTTTTGTTTCAAAGTAGCCTTCTCTGGCATCTTTGTCTTGGAGGATCATTGTCATCTTAAAATCCCCCTTTGTCTTTTTATTAAATAAAATTCTTTTGCTGGGATTCCTTTCATATAAGTTTCTAGCATCCCAAGTTCTTTCAATTTCTTTTTGCAATCTCGAATCTGGAATTTAGAAAGCCCAATACAGTCAGTAATGTATTGCTGAGTTATTACAAATGATCCGTCTTCTTCAATTGTCCTTGGATCTTGACCTGGATTACTAACAATATCGTATTTTTCTTCAATTATAAAGGCATAGAATATAGCTAGATTAAAACCATGCTTTTTGACTAATAATTTATTAATGCATAAAGCATTGGGGTGTGGGCTTTGAAAACTGGTAAAAACGGAAAAATCTTGATCGTTCATTTTTGATCTCCTTCTTTGAAAAGAGTTATAAAAGACAGGGAGGAAGCAAAGATGTTTATTTAAAGTTCCGGTGGACTATGCCGTCTTTAAATAAACCTTCCTCCCCTGGCCCTTTCAGGCCACACCGGGGATCAGCCAGTGCTCTTTAGGGATTGTACAAATTTAGTCCTGAAGATATTTATTATATACTAATTTTTAAATTTTACTTAGATTTATTTTTAAGTTAGGGAAAATAACTTAAAAAGTATTACAATGTAGTATTAAAAAATTTAATAGTTAAGCAATTCTCTTATCAATCCATCAGCGTCTTCCTGTTTCATCTCTCCCGGATCTCCTTTTAACAACTCCACTATCTCCACATGACGATCCTCATTATAAAGAGCAATTGCCAATAGTCTGGCCTGCTCCTGAGCCTGCTCCTCTCCATCAAATAAAATAAACACCTTCCTGAATCTCAGCAATAACACCACCTGCTCCTGAGTATACTTAATCCCGAAAGTCGCAACAGAGCCATCTCCCAACCGCCACACATCTGTAACCCCTTCAACCACCACTACACTATCACCAACAACATTATCATACCCATATAAACAGTGCTTGTGAGGCCTGACTTCATCCTCTTCCCTACAAGCCTTATATTTTAATTCTGATCTGCCGGTTATATCCCGCCCTTGATACGACACTAATTTGCTTTCAAATTCGATCGGAATTATAATCCTATGGTTATACCCTCCCGCTGGCCCTGTGGCTTGTAGTGAGTACTTTGCAGCGATTTTTGAAGGAAGAAAGCCTCTTACCCTCAGATATTTTTTATGGATAGTCTTCAGTGGGCCTGTTCCTGGTGGCAATTTACAAACTGTTACTCCTGAAGACGGTCCTTTTTTAATCCCTGGAGAATAAAAGGCTATATTGCTGCCTTCTAAAGAGTATTGCTTAATGATCAAATAGGCTTCTCTTTCATCAACAGATAGGATGGTTGAGATTACTTTGGTGGCTTTCTTTCCTCCACACCGCCAACAGGAGAAGGCGCCAAAGAACTTTGATTTTAGGTCAACACAATAGCCCAGGTGATTTCCTGCGTGTCCCGAGCAAAATGGGCAGGGGATTCCCACCCATCCTTTGGCTATACCGGGACCACTTTCTTGAAAAGTAATCCCGAACTTTTGATAGAGTTTGATTATGTCAATCATTACTGGTACTCGATTGAAAAAATATCACCTGAAGAAGCCTCGGCAAGTGCAACTACTTTATTTGTAACAACTCCACCAAAAGTATTTTTGCCGCGAAAGAGCATTGTCAAAAGCAGATACCCATCTTTATCAATATATCTTGTTTCAACGTGCTTAAAACTTTCTGGATCATTCATATTAGACTTTATTACTTTAACTAATTTTTTGTGTGATCCATCCCATAGATCAAATTGGTTTTCAATCAATTGTTGTTCTGATGCCGCTGGCGCTATAACTTTTGTTTCGGTTGGTTTTACGGTTACGTCATTTTTGAGATTTCTTCCAACCATAACAAGTGATATAAAAACAAGGAAAAGTGTTATTAAAGTTCTCATCACGCCACCTCATTACATACACAGTTTTTTAGGTTGATTACCGAGCAGAA